TTCAGAGTTGAGGTACACTTGTTATATTTAAATTAAATAACAACTTAAAAAAGAAAATATGTTAGAAGCCCTTACACAAAACTCAACAGATGTGACATCAATCAAACTAGCCCTAGACAACATCGCCCTATCTCTGCGATTCGTTGTATACATTGGTCTGGTAGTATCCGTGTTGTACTGTGGTAATACTATTAACTCCTGGAAGAAATAAGAAAACATGAAACTACTATTCTGTAACACCTGCAGGGATATCGTAAAACTAAGTAGAACTACCAGGACCTGCCAATGCGGCTCGACTGGTGGACACTACCGAGAAGACGGACTTAACGCGGTCTATTACGGTCCAGCTATTCCATTAGGTTTCGCTAACTCTAGTTTCTACGAGGCTATTGATAGTCAACCTGAATATGGTATGGGTATTAACTACAACGCATTTGTTATTCCAAAGGTCTGTCCTACTATGGTCCATATAGATATTGTTGATTATATTGCAGTATATGATTATACAGATAAATTTGTTGTTGATGAGATGTACGATGATATGATGGAAGAAGCTGAGTTAGCTAAGAAAAAGGTTAAACTAAAAAATGTATTTAAAGATGAGGAATAAAGTACTACGAATTTGTGAGAGCTGTATCTGGTTTTGTGGATGGAGTTTTATGGCATGTTTATGTGGTCTAATAGTCTACGGTATATCATTTGCTTTTTGGCATCTGATTACGGACTTGATTGGTTAACTATGTGCTTTCAGTATAAAATGTGCGACGGATGTGCGACCGCCCTATAAAGAATGCAAGTACTAATAATAAATAATAAGAAATGAAAAGATGGAATAAAATAAAAGAACAGAGCTGGTTAGCTTGTATGTTAGTGGGCATCTCTCTACTAACTTGGGCAGTTGCGCAAGGCGAAGGTTTTGTAGGCCATATCCCACTGGCTTGCATACTCCTTGTTATTGGAGTTAGCGCAGAGGCTAGCTGTAAAAAGTAATTATGAATAGAACAACTAAAATATATCTTAAAGAAACGCAAGGCAAGGGTATGGGAGTTTATGCAGCAGAAGATATTAAAGAAGGAGAACTAATTGAAAAATGTTATCTTATACCTGTTGATACTAAAGTATCCGAGCTAGGTATGATATATGACTATGTTTTTAATTATCCACAAGAAGGTAAGTTTATAACTTTAGTACTTCCTACTGGTGGAGGTTGTGTTTACAATCATGATGATAATCATAATGCTTATTGGATTGATAGTGAAGAGAATATGCATTTTGATTACATAGCAAAAAGAGACATTAAAAAAGACGAAGAAATTTGTACTCATTACGGTGAAAACTACTGGTTACAAATGGCTGACCGAAAACCTTATTTAAAAAAGATAACAAATGATTAATAGTGGAAGAGAATGGGACTTCATAGAAGAGAACATTCAAATAGAAGAAATACTAACAGAAGCCAATGCGTATAATTTAAAACAAGAAGTTATGACGACAGCTGCAATATTTATGAAGGATGATCCAGAGTTAGATAAAGTATCTGCTTATAATATGGCTTATATGGAATGGGTAAAATAAAATAAAAATGACAACAATTAATTATATAGCAATTTACATGCTTTGTGGTATTATCTTTTCAGCTGGGTTTGAATACTTGATGAAAAAGTTTGATACTCCAGGTAGAGAAGATACTAACAATTGGCAAAGATTCTTTTGGATCACCGCATGGCCATATTGTATGATTAAATTTATAATAGGATATAATAGTAAAGATTAACTTTCAGAATAAACCTTTATAGATTATAATTATAGTATAACAAACAAATTAAAAATGAGTAGGTACAATTCAAGAATGCACGGAATAGCTGAAGACAATCTTTATGTCGACCTCAATTGGGGATTTGATCATATTCTAGGTTATTGGTATGACATTATAGAAACTCGCAATGGTAATGAAACTGTTGTTGAAGAATGGAGCTCAACAATGGGAGGAAGTAGAAGTAAGATGTTAGAATTTTTGATAAAGTATAACTTACCAGAAGAACACCGTAGTATGGTTGGTTTAGATATGCAATTCTAAAACGAATGCCGCTGTGGTGGAATTGGTAGACACGACAGACTTAAAATCTGTTTTGCCGAATGGTGAGTGAGGGTTCGAGTCCCTCCAGCGGTACCCAAGATAAAAAGATATGAATACAAAACTATATAGAGGAAACGGATACATTGGTGGTGTATGCCAAGGTTTAGGAGAATGGTCAGGAATACCTTCAATCTTATGGAGAGTAGCCTTTCTATTTGTTATACCTGCAGCTTTATGCATTTATTTAGTTTTATGGATCTTTCTTAAAAAGAACTTTCAGAATTAATGCAAATAGATTATAATTATATTATAACAATTAAACTATAAATAACATGGCAGAATTTAAAAGAGGAGACAAAGTAAAATGGATTAGACCAATGACAGCAGTACCTCATCCTGAAGGAAAAACTTGTAGAAAGGGCGAAGTACTTCCAGTATTTAGAGATAAAGAATACATTGGAGAAATAATTTCATTATGTGGAAATAATAAAATACAAGTTAGGCCTGAAGGTTTAACATGTGAATTACCAAAAGGAATACCTTCTTACTTTGACCAAAACATAGAAAAAGAAAGATTAACAAAAATTTAAAATGGCTGAGATTAAAGTTTTAGAAAGTAAAGAAGTTTGGTCAGCAGTTACCAACGAACATGAATTGGATATAGACGGTGAAATTATATCTGTAAGAATTGCTGAAAATCCAAAGAATACAGAATTCTTTGAATGGAATGAAATTTCAGGTTGGGAAGAAGCTGATATTGATGATGGTTTAATGAAGCATGTTTATGAAGCATGGTCAAACGGAGAATTAGGATAATATGAATCATTTTGCAAACAACGGTAAAGAATACCTAAAAAGAATGAAAGAAAATAATAAGTATAGGCAAGGAAGATCTAAAGAACAAATGAAAGCTTCTTATATTGGAGCATTTATTTCAATAATAGGATTAGCAGTAATAGCAATCTGTCTTTTGATATTTAGATAAAGATCTGGACCAGTAGCTCAGCTGGATAGAGCACCTGCCTTCTAAGCAGGCGGTCATAGGTTCGAATCCTATCTGGTTCACCGCGAATCGGGATGTATCTCCTCAAGCTTATACCTTGTAGAAAGAGTAATTGGTTACATATGAGTTCAAGTCTCATCTTCCCGACCTTAACCTTATAAATATAAAAACAAAAACTTAAATATGCTAATAATCAAAAAAGGAGAAAAAGAATCAATCGACAAAGTATTAAAAAAGTACAAAAGAAAATGTAGAGAGACTAGACTCCTTAAAGATATTAGAGCAAGAAAAGAATTTGTTAAACCTTCCGAAACTAAAAGAAAGCAAAAACAAAAAGCAATATACCAGCAGAAGCAAAATAATAAATGAAAGCAACTGATTTATGTTTAGATTGTGGCTTATGCTGTAATGGTACATTATGGCCAGGTGTATATGTCGAAGAATCAAAACATCATTTATTTAAAAATGTTGTAAAGGAAAAAACTAACTTTGGTTTTTCCTGGCAACTCCCAGGTGGCTGTGAACAGTTAGACAACTGTAATTTATGCAAGATTTATAAAAATCGCCCATCTAAATGTAAAGAATATGAATGCGGTGTCTTAGGTGAAGTTAAAACAAACAATATTTCCTTTGCATATGCAGAATTGCTAATTAAAGATCTTAAAAATAATCCTAACGATGAAACTCTAATCAAAAGGTTTAAAAATTGTTAATAACTTTTTGAAAATAACGTGAATTTATGGTTCAGAATCCGAATAAATTGTTTATATTTATATTATAATAATTAAAACAAAAACGGAACTATGGCAACATTAAGAATTTTTACTCAGTACTACGAAAATTACTCAGACACTCAAACTCCACATTGGAAACCAAAAGGTGGGCAAACATTTATCATCAAGGATATTGAAGGTGATATGATTACGTACTGTGACAATCTAAAAGAGGTTTGTTCAAACCTTGTATCTGCAAAAAGCAATGAACATGCTAAATATGAATATAGAGAACATGAAGTTGACTTTATCGGCGACGAGGAAATCTCTGTAGCAGAACTTACTAAAGAAATAAGGGATCAGTTTAACAATGAAGGGAAATATGCAACTAATGATATACCTGGATTTGAAGGTACATTAGAAAACCTAAATAAACTCTGTGATGATATGATTAGTCATGCAAACCGTTCAGGTACTGTAATTGAATGCTCTGCTGATTTAGATAATGAATGGGCTAATGAATCAGAGTAATATGAAAGCAATGAAAAAATACTTAAAGAATATTGAATCTATAGATATTGTAATGATTTTTGCAATCTGTCTATATACAACAATTTTATTGTTCACAATAATAAAATGGATTTAGATAACGACATAACCATTAATGTTTTGGAGGAAAAGTTATGGGATCATTATTCCGAACTTCCAAACCCTTTATGGTATGCACAACCAATTAAAACAAAAGATATGAAAAAAGACGTAGTAATATTTGACCTAGACGGTACTCTTGCTCTTATTGATGATAGGAGAAAACTCTCTACTAAACCAAATGGCAAAATGGATTGGGATACATTTTTTGATCCTGATAATATTAAATTAGATTTACCTAACCACTCAGTTATTGAAATGGCAAAAACTTTAGATGCACAAGGGTTTACTATTGTTATATTCTCAGGAAGGAGTAAAGCTACTAAAGATGCAACGGCTGCATGGTTGGATAAACATAATGTTCCATTTAATATAATGAAGATGAGACCTACTGGCCACCCTTGGGCATTTATGCCAGATGATAAGTTAAAGCAAGGCTGGTTGGATGATATATTTCCTGGTGATAAAAAGGATAGAATACTTTGTGTATTTGATGATAGAACTAAAGTAGTAAATATGTGGAGAGATAATGGCTTAAGCTGTTTCCAAGTTGCTCCAGGAGATTTTTAAGATGATAGAATTTTTTAAACATGCAATAGGTCTATGTGGAGAACCGCATCCAAGCTTAATAACTCTTTTAATGGGAACACCTGTTGCTACTTATCTTATTTATAAATTTAAAATTGTTAATAACTTTTTTGAAAAAAACAAGAAAGCTTGGTACGAATCCCAAAAAGATTGATTATATTTATACTATAATATTAAAAATTAAACAATGAGCAAATATCAAGAACTATTACAAAACCCACCAATATTTACAGAACTTTATGACAGTGAAAATCTGAGAGAAGTTATTTTTGAAACTATTAGCTGTATGTGTGATAACAGGCACTTCCTAAAATTCAAAAAGAATTCTGATGGTGATTTTAAAATGAACGGAAGTGGCCATGCACTTAGCAATTGGTCTATGAAACATGCTCCTCATGATATTGAATGGGAAGCTGATGATCAAAATTGGGGCGCAGTTGTAAATATGATTAATAGTGGAACTTCAAAGATATCAACTGTTAAGTGTAGATAATGAATTGTATTAAATGTAAAGAAGAGATTCATGCTGCAAGACTAAAAGTTTTACCTAAAACTAAAGTTTGTGTTAACTGCTCAACTGCTGAGGCAGTTAGTTGTGTTGATGTTATCTATCATAAAACAGGAAATACAATTCAAATCATGGATAAAGAATCTGCTGATAAGATAAACAAACTTGCTAAGAGAAGCGGTTTTGGAATCATGGCAGGTATGAAAGGTGGAAGCGGCGGTGCAACTAAAATTACATCACTTGGTAATGTTGCAGTATGGAGAGTACCAACTGAAGAAGATTACCAAAGAGCATTAAAAAGAGTAGGAGAATTAATTGATTTAGAAAATCGCGAAAAGTGTTTAAAATATGCACAACAGCAATATGATAGTAAGTTAATTAATTCTAAGCATCTTTATAATCTTAAAACAATAATAGATACATTATTACCCTTACCAAAAAAGAAAGAGGTTGTTAGAGATGAAACTTTAGATGAAGAAGTAACTCATGCATTTAGAAATTGGAAAAACTCAAAAATATACAGATAATGAAAAATGTTTTATTAGTATCAACGTTTTTAGTAACTATGACAGGTTCACAGGAGATTGCACAAAGTCATGTACAAGATGTTTTAAAGGAGGAGGTTGAAATGTTTAATGAAATTATGGAGGAAGAAGTTAACCTCATCAACGGAAAGATAGATAACCGAGAAGAGTTAATAGAAGCTATGGCTTTTGTAGAAAGCGGTGGTAATCCTGCAACAATTGGAGATATTAATTTAGGTACACCTTCAGTAGGACTTTTACAAATCAGACCTATTATGGTTAGAGAAGTAAATAGGATACTAAGAAAACAAGGATTAGATAAAAGATTTAAAAATAGTGATAGAAAGAGTGGTGATTTATCAATTGAGATGTTTAATATCTGGGCTGATGCTTATCACTTAAAAAGTTCCTATGAAAAGATGGCTAGGAATTGGAACGGTGGGCCTAAAGGATACAAGAAATCTGCAACTGCTCATTATTGGAAGAAAGTTCAAAATTATGTAACATTAAATTTATAAGATATGGTAATAGTAAAAGTAGTATATATGAATGGGAAAGAAACTGAATACGATGTTGATTACCCAAAGGCATACATAGCAAAAATTATGGAAAGTGAAAATGACTTAATGCCAGACAGAAAAGCAGTAAAAGAAATTTATGCTAGCTCAAAACTTATTGCAGAATTTATAGGATCTGAATTAAGACTAGTAGAGCCTAAATCTAAAAAGACCGCAGGTTGTGATGTTGGACAATATGCAGTTGATGAAGCTCTTAAAATAGCTAAAGATTTAAAAGATCAGATTAAAGCTGAAGAAGATTGGAATGAATATCAAGCAGAAATCTTACATGCCCAAAAAATGATAAGAGAAAACATATGGGTAATGGATCATACTGGTGGAAATATAGAAATAACTTATTCTTAAAGTTATAAGGTTCTCGAGGGTTGAACCTAAACAAAAATTAAGCTCTCTATATAATTAAACAAAAAAGAAGATGAAGAAGATTTTAATGATGGTAATGGTTTCGCTTGGCCTACAATTACAAGCACAAACGTTATGTGATTCAAACATGACTTACACAACTGGTTCGCAATACCAATTTGAAATTGCAATTCCAGTAACTGGAAATAGTTTACCGATGATGGCTCCTATATATGCTGTCACTTATGGTGGTCAAACAATGTTGGGTGAAGATAGTTGTTTCAGTAATGCTTGTTCACATATTGCATTTAATTACAATCCACTTACAGGAATGCCTTATGATACAATTACAACTTGTATTAGTTACACATTAACAGATTCATTAGGTTATGTTGATACACTAAATTGTTGTTTTAATCAAGTATGGGATGGTCAGGCTTGGATGAGAATGTCTATGGGTGGTACTGTTGGTATAGAAGAGTTGTACAATACAGAAAAACAAGACTACAGAATATTTAATGTATTAGGTAGACAATTAATAGAAGCTCCAATAGGAGAAATGTATATTCAAAATAGAAAGAAATATATTAAGCTTAAATAATAAAAAGCTATAAGACTAAAAGGCCACTCATTGAGTGGTCTTTTTTAGTTTATTTAAAATTCTTAAATAATGGGATGTGGTTTTCATTAGTCTCTTCCCAGTGTGGACTTTTTCTTTCACCTCTTACTGGATGTACACCATCATATCCTTGGTATTCTGGAGTATCATAAGCGTTGGTATTTTTGCCATCCGCTAAATCATCAAACATTTGTTTAAACTGAGCAACGCTCCCTTTGTAATGTCTTATTGCATTTTCATCTTTAGTTTCTTGTGGGTCCATTATCTGTTTAATCTTTTTACTATTTTATCAAGAATTAAATCAAATGCATAACCTGCACCAGGATATCCGGCATCAGTTCTAAATTCAATTATTCCTTCTCTTTTAAATTCTTTATTAAGAGCATCTTCTAAATTTTGCTGTATATGAAAATTAGGTAATCCTTCCAATTGATCTAAAGCTTTAGAATCTCTAGCCATTAGAATAAGTTTACCTGCAGTATCTCTTGTAGATCCAGGCATAGCTTTAAAGTTGGCTACAACAGAACCTTTTTCTTTATGAGGAATTACAACCTGGAAATTCTTTTCATTTAAAAAGCTATCAAAATTACTTATCATTACTTTTTGTATTTTTGTTTAAGCTGATGAATTTGTGTTTGGACTTTTAATCTTTGTAAATCCATCTTATCTAAAGATATTCTTAATTGATAATATTGAACAGCAAAAGGATCTTCTCTATCTTGTGCAGCTCTGAACCTTTCAATATTTTGTTGTTCTCTTCTCTTTAATCTTTCAGCAGTTTCATTTGGATTAAATTCATGTTTCTCAGCTTCAGCAACTACTGATTCGAATTTAGATAAGTCTTTCTTTAATTTATCTAACATTGCTTTCTTTTTTCTGTCGCTAGAAGGATGCCATGAGTCTTTTTCGTTTTCTAAACTATAAATTAAATTCTCTATTTTTTCTTTAGACATTTTAGCTTCATTAACTCCATCATTACCATCCATTGTATCATGAACTGAATTTAGGTTTTTAACTGAATCTGAAATTTTGGAATACATCCAAGCATCTAATGGTTGACCTTGTGACATTCTATCTTTAATCATATCAGCATAGTCAGCTATTCTTTCAAGATCGGTATTTGCCATTTTATTTAAACTGCCTATAGTATCTTCAGCTTCATCAACTGATTCACTAAATAATCTCTTACCTGTTTTATCTTCTAAATGCAATAGAGCTTTAGGATACTTTTCTTGCATTACATTAAACGTTGCAGGAGCAACGTCTGGTGTAGATACTGGTTCCTGGTGTATTACCTTACCATCCTGTACAACTACAATTACTGCAGGATAACTTCCTTTCTTTGCAGCTCTATGAACTGTAGATAATTTTGCTTCATTTACATTAAAGGATTCAAATCCTGGTATTAAATCTATACTTGCCATATTAAAATGTTGAATTCATGATTAGTTCAGCAATCTCCTGTTCCCATGCTTTTACTGATTTACTACTAATCGCTTTTTGATCGTAAAATTCAGCTACAATAAGCTTTGCTAATACTTTAGCTCCAGAAGGTTTATCTTTTCCTTTTATTTGAACCATTGCTTCATTCACTTCACCTTCATTAGTAGCTGCATATTTTTCATATGCTTGATCCATAGCTTCATTGACATGCTTCTTAGCTTCTTTCATGTATGATTCAGCTGTATGATCATCGTTATCATTTGTTTCATACATGTTTGCTTGTTCAGCCACATGATTTGAACATGATTCTACTACACCGGCTATCGGAGTCATACTATAACCTGTTTGTGGTGTTGCTCCACCTAGTGCAAAATTATTGATTCCCATTTGACCAAAACCTGCTGCTACGATAGTTTCATTAAATTTATCGAACTCTGGTATCTTACTCATAATTAGTTTTATTTTGTTTATATATTTGTAAACAAACTTTGAGTTTGTGCATATAAAAATAAACATAATTATGTCAGAATTTTTTAGAACACAAATGGGTCGTAAATTAATAGACGGTGATATACCTAAATTGGTAAATGTCTTAGAGAGAATTGCAATCCAGTTAGAAAGAAAAAACAAATTAGAAGAAAAGAAATTTGTTTTAGAAGAAAGAATACAAAAGCTTACAATAAAAGAATCAAATAAAAATGCCTAAAAAGGATATCACATATAAACAATTTATTGCTCACATGGATAAGGGTAATAAAGTTTATATGAAAAAACCTAGATCATGGCAAAAGGTATGGTTTTGGTGGGAAAGCAAAAAAGAGAAATGGTTTTTAAATAAAGCATTTGATAAAAGAGAAGATGGAAGAGTAGAGCCTGAACCTTCAGTATGGATAACCGCAAAGCAAATGGAAAGCCACATGGATCATATGACTAGACAAGGTTATAAATATCATATAGATGAATAAATTAATAGCAGCGTTTTGTTTGTTCTTTCTAGGGCAAACAATGATATGGGTACAAACTAATGGTCAATTTGTATGGCCTTGGTTTAAAAAGAATCCTTTTGCGGTATCAATTATATTTGGTACAACTATTAGTTACATATTAATTTATGGTACTAGGTTTATTGTAGAACATTATGATGGTCTTTTATGGCCTGGTAGATTTATAGCATTTGGTTCTGGTATTATTTCTTTTACATTTTTAACTTGGTATCTTTTAGGTGAAGGTATTACTACAAAAACAATAGTATCTTTATTCTTAGCATGTAGCTTAATAGGAATACAACTTTTCTGGAAATAATGAAAGATCCATATAGCATATTAGGAGTAAATAAATCTTCATCAGCAAGTGATATTAAAAAAGCTTATAGAAAGTTAGCTAAAGAATATCACCCTGATAAGGCCGAGGGTAATGAAGAAAGATTTAAAGAAATTGCTGATGCATATGAAACACTAGGAAATCCCCAAAAGAAAACTGAATATGACCAAAGACAATCTAATCCATTTGGTGGAGGGTTTGGCGGAGATTTTTCTGAAAGCATGTTCGAGGATTTACTTAGAAATCAAAATTTTAGTGGAGCCTTTAATGCAAGATATGGTTATAATCAAAGAGGTAGAAATACCAGTGGAGTTTTACGTATAACACTTGCTGATTCTTATTATGGTACTAGCAGAGATGTTAGCCTAGGTATGAAAACTATAAAGGTTGATATTCCACCAGGTATAAGAAGTGGGCAAAAGTTAAGATTAAAAGGTTTAGGGCAAAGAGGACAGACTGAAGAATTGAGTGGTGATCTTATAATGACAATAGAGGTTATAAATGATAATAACTTTTTTATAGATAATCAAGGTTTGCATACAATTAAAAACATAAATTTGTTTGATGCAATATTAGGAGGTAAGGAAACTATTGATTGTTTTGACAAAACCATAACATTTAATATTCCTCCTGGGACGGCTAATGGAAAAGTATTAAGAGTTAAAGGTAAAGGGTTTCCTATTTATAAACAAGAAGGTAAGTTTTCAGATTTACTTATAAGTATTATAGTAGACATACCTACTGATTTAGATGAAGAAGATAAAAAAGCAATACAAAAAATAAAAGATAAACATAATGGAAAGTAATCACGGAATGGGTTTTGGGGATGATTTTATTAAAAGCTTATTGTTAACACTAGAGCAAACAAACTTTGATGAGTTTATGAATCTATCATATGCTGTAATGATGCAAAGCCCTAGTCAAGTTTTAAAAAGAAAAGATTCTGTAGAACTGAAACTTAAAGCTATTAATGGAATGATAAAATATTTTGAGGAAATAGAAGCATACGAAAAATGTACTAACTTACAGAAGCTTAAACAGTTATTATTCTTAGATACTCCAAATGATGAAGAAGTATAAAATAAAAGCACAAATAAATAAACAAATAATTAACTATGCAAACAAGCCTAATCATAACAGACAATTTTTATAATGAACCAGATGAGATTAGAAAATATGCCTTAGCTCAAGAATTTGGAACTAGGGGTAATTTTCCTGGCCAAAGAACTAAGCCAGTTCATCACTGGGATTGTAAAGAAGTAATACAAAGAATTATACAAAGTCACGGTGGAGAGATAACATATTTTGGTGATGCTTACACTACAGCATTTCAATATACAACAGAAAAAGATTCTAGTTGGATTCATGCAGACCAAACCACAAACTGGGCAGGTGTTTTATACTTAACACCTGATGCACCGGCTAATGGTGGTACTGGTTTATTTAGGCATAAGGAAACAGGCTGGGAAACTGCACCAAGATTAAAAAATGGTAATTATGATCAAAAGGGACTTGATAAGGTAAACGCTGATGCAAGAAATTATGATGCGTGGGAAATGACTGCAATGACAGCACCTATTTATAATAGATTGGTTTTATATAGAGGAGATATGTTTCATACTTCGTTAGAATATTTTGGTAAAGACAAATATGATGGTAGGTTATTTCAAACATTCTTTTTTGATACAGAATATTAAAGGACTTAATTGTCCGATGGTGTAACTGGCAACACGTCTGGTTTTGGTCCAGAAGAGTCTAGGTTCGATCCCTAGTCGGACAACATTGTTTCATAATTGTTAATAACTTTTTTAAAATAACAAGAATTTATAGTTCAGATCCCAAGAAAATGTATTATATTTATATTATAATAAATTAAACAAAACGGAATATGACTGAACTAACAAACAACTTTGATTATCTACAATCCTTTATTGATGAAATGAAGGAATCATCCTCAGGTAATTACAAAATTGAAACTATCAAGAAACATTCTGATAGTGAATTTTTACAAAAGATTTTTAATTACACTTATAATCCTTATAAGAAGTATAATGTAACAAGTAAAAATTGTAAAAAGAATTCTGAACTACTTGGTCATGTAAATACTTATGGTAGTATTTTTACTCTATTAGATGATTTAGCAAACCGAGTTTGTACAGGGCATAATGCAATTGCAAATGTAAACAGATTTATCCTAGAGAATATACAATATGAGGATCTGATTTTTAACATTATTGATAGAGACCTTAAAATGGGTGCATCTACCAGTTCTATTAACAAAGTAATTCCAGGATGTATACCAACATTCAAGGTTGCATTAGCAAATCCTTATAATGTAAAAAGAGTAGATTTCCAAAGTGGAGATTGGTACGGTTCTAGAAAATTAGATGGAGTTCGTTGTATTTGCCGAAAAGAAAATGATATTGTAACATTCCTTTCCAGAAGCGGTAAAGAATTTTTAACATTAAGTAATTTAGAAAATGAAATTCTAAAGATTAAAGGTAACTTTATTTTAGATGGAGAAATCTGTATGGTAGATGAAAATGGTAATGAAGATTTCCAAGGCATTATGAAACAGATCCGAAAAAAGAATCATAAAATAGATAATCCTAAATTCTTTGTATTTGATTATTTAACTTTAGAAGAATTTGATAATCAGATTGGAACTACACCATTAACTGAAAGACTTAGAAATGGATATGATTTACTTCCAGAAAATATTGATTCTACTCGTTTAGAATTTCTTCCACAGGATCAACTAACCACAGAGGAACAATTTACTGAAATGGCAAAGGATGCTGAAGAGGCAGGATTTGAAGGAATTATGGTTAGAAAGAATGTAGGCTATGAAGGTAAAAGAAGCCATAATCTTTTAAAGGTTAAAAAATTCCATGATGCAGAATATACTGTCTTAGAAACAATCAATGGAAATATCCGATGGACAGAAAATGGTAAACAAGTAGAAAGAGAATGTTTAAGCAGTATTATAATTGAACATAAAGGATGTAGAGTTAGTGTAGGATCAGGATTTTCTAAAGAACAAAGAGAAATGTATTATGAATCTCCACAAGATATTATTGGTAAGACTGTAACTATTCAGTATTTTGAGGAAAGCAAAAATCAAAACGGAGGATATAGTCTAAGATTTCCTGTATTAAAACATGTTTATGCTAACGGAAGGGATTGCTAATCGCAGACACCTTTTAAGTACATCTAATGTGTTCTACATATTTAATTGATAAATAATAAAAGGAAAATTTAAAGTGAGGCTATTTGAAGCAAATAAAAGAAATGCAATTACCATATTTGATGTGGATGATACTCTTGTAGTTACTCGCAGTAAAATTAAAGTTCATAATCCTAAAACAGGTTTTTCTACTGAACTTACTCCACAAGAATTTAATACATTTAGGAAAAGACCAAATGATAAGATGGACTTTTCAGATTTTCAAAGTTTAGATATTCTTAAAGGTGGTAAAATTATTGAATGGGTATTTTCTATTTTAAAAAGAACTATACAAAAAGGCAAGGCTGTTGGTATTATAACAGCAAGAGATGATTCTAAGCTTATTCAGCAATTTTTAGCTCATAATGGAATTAACATAAATCCACAATACATATTTGCTATTAATGATACCTCATTAGGATTTAAAGGATCAACGGCAGAAAGAAAAAAGGAAGCATTTAGAAAATTTATAGAAATGGGATTTAATGACTTCACCTTTTTTGATGATGATGAGGATAACATTAAATTAGCAAAATCATTAAGTAAAGAACCTGGTATAAAAATGAGAGCCAAATTAATTAAGAGCAAATGGATACCAAAATTCAGCGACTTCAGATAAAAATTGAAACCTTTAAAAATATTTTAAATAATATTAAAGATCTTTCTAATTCTTCTACAACTAAAGTAGGTTGTATTGCATTAAGAAAAGATTTTAGTAAAATTGCCAGTTTTGGTTATAACGGATCATATAGTGGGGCTCATAATAATATAGAAACTGGAACTGAAGAAGAAAGTTTGGAACCAGGCGAAAGTGGCTTTATTCATGCTGAGGTAAATATGATTGCTAAATTTAAAGAGCATGATCCGGAAAATTACATAGTTCTTTTAACTCTATCTCCTTGCAAAATGTGTACCAAGATTTTAGTTAATGCAGGATTTAAACATGTATATTGGATTGATGATTATCGTAACTTAGATCATTTACAAATTTTTAAACAATGTAAAATCACTTATGGACCTATATCCTATCTTATAGATGACTACCATCTAATCAAAGACTGAATATATAACAAAAAAGTAGACTCCATTGATTTTAGAAGGAATAACATTTAAACTAGCATTAGACTTCTTTACCTTTTTGAAAAAAAATAAAATAACCTCTACAAGTATTAAGGTTGATTTTTTTAATAGGGTAAAACATGAGTACATTGATTTTGCAGATGTTGCTGCAATGGAAAAGTATTATAACAAAAATTATAAGCCTCTTGATAATTGTAATCTAGGAGATTTGGTTTCTATTTCATTTTTCTTAGCCGCGAGTGATCTTTATGATTTTAGTACTGAATTTAAAGCAATAGATGTTACTAATAATTTAAAACTTGAAACAGGCTCTGCATATGATAGGCAACGAAACTCCGGTAGACAGGTATTTATAGACAGACAAATTCAATTAATAAAGAATGCAGTTACTGATTATGTAAAGTATTATTCAGAGCTAAAATATATTTATGTAACTGGAATTTATTCACCATGTTATGCAGTACCAGGTTGGTCAGAAAACACTTGGTATCTTAAATCATTTAGAGAGGCATTTACTTCTGTAAGAGATACTTCGGAGTTTCCATATAATGATGTTAAGATTGAGGAATATCCCCCAAACTAAATATATAAAGAAGAAGAATAAATAAAAAAATATTTAAATCAATGGCAACGTCATTTAACCTACAAGAATATATTCTTTTTAGAACAGAGATAAAAAGAGAGCTAACTAATGCTGAGGTAGATACTAATTTTAAAATGGTGGCTAACCCTTGGGAGAATGATAGGACATATGAAATAGGAAACATTGTATACCACCCAGTTATTGTAGATGATCCTGCGACTACAGGTGAAGATCAAGTATTAGCATGGTGGAGAGCAAATGTTAGAACTACCCAAGGTGTATTTAATACTGCACAGTGGGATATGATTGGAGGTATAGGTTCAGGTAACATTAATATACAAGGAGCTAATGGCTTTGGTAAAATCAATGTTAATTCTACATCCGCATCTGGGGCACTACAATCTGGTAATGATGCATTAATACAATCAACTACTCCTAATGATACTTTTAATTTTATTGCCGGGCAAGGGATGCAGCTGCAATATAATCTATCTTCTAAAACAATAAAAGTAATAAACACACTAGCATCAAATCCAGGTGAGGTAAATGTTGGTGAAAATATTGGATTAGGAGCTGGCCATCAGGATGTTTATTCTGGTAAGGTTGGTGTTAATTTACAATTTTACGGATTTCAGTCAACGAATACTGGAACCGGTGCTGCATTATCTATAAGTACAAATTCTGGACAAAAAAATATTGAGTATAATTTTAATGAAGGTTTAGTTGACTTGGCTCAATTAAATAGTGGAGCACCATTGATTAGTATGTTATCTGATGTATCAACAAATGCACCTAACCCTAATGATATTTTACAATGGAATAATGGTGCAGGTTTATGGACACCGATAGCAATAGGTTCTTTAGGACAAGTTAATCTTTATACTAATGACGGAAGTATTGGTGCTGCTAATCGAACTGTTAGTCTTAATAATAGTGCAGGACAATTACAATTTAATAGAGTAGGTGATACTGGAACAGGTATTCATTTTGATAATGCTGCAACTACTCATCAATTACAATTAAGAAATTCATCTCCTACTGGAAATGCTTCTCAGACATATGCATTAAATAGTGTTATCCAAGCAACATCTGGTATTTACGGAACTGATAAATCTTTTGGTATTAATATAGGAAGTACTGGATTAGGCGGTTTAACAGTAGATGCATTAAGCATATCTCTAAACAATGAACTATATGTACCTAATGTTGCAACTAGTTCTTTACAGACAACAGCTGTTGGTTATAGAATACCTTTAGTGAATGCAGCAGCCTCAAGTACAACTGGAAGATTTGAATCTAGTAGCAGATATACTCTCACATCTTACACAGAGCAAAGTGGTGATTTAAGTGTAAGGGTTAGACTTAGAGGTGAACACCTTTTAACTGGTGTAAGTGAACAAAATACAGTATTAGCAACATCATCAATTATAAATTCTCAACATGATTTTGCTGCCAACACTTCATTAACGGATGGGTACGGTTTACGTATGACTTATAATACACCTACTATACCTGAAGGTGTTAACATATATCAATGGATGGATAGAGGAGCTGAAATTTATTATGCTCAACAATTACAAACAGAAAGTACAACAGGTGGTTTTGCTTCTAAATATATTGGAAATAATATTTCACTTGATAATAAAGTTGGTGGAACTCTAGCACTTAATGTTGGTCAAATAATTGGATTTACAGGTACTGGAACAAATCCTCAGAGAGTAGGATTATATTCTAATGTTATAGATACACAAACTGACGCTACATCGTCTACTATTTTAACAGGCTTGGTTGCTGATAGTGGTACATGGGCTGGTTATTTTGTAGGTTGTGTTAATATTGATAAAGGAGGATTAGTTCTTCCATCTACAACTTTTGCAAACAGACCGCTTTGTAATGATGTGAGTGGTGGAACTATTTCTGATAGAACATTATGGATTAATTCTGCTAACGGACATTTATATAGAGGAACTGTAGATGTTGAAGCAGGTGGTGGAGGAGGCGGTGGTGCTACTTCATTAAATGATCTTACTGATGTAACTATTACTGATGTTCAAAATGATCAACTCTTAGTATATAATACATCAACAGGCCAATGGGAAAATGCTGCTCTTGCTGCATACAATTTAAATGCTATTAGTTTAACCAGTGGAGGTGTAAGTATTGCATTAAGTGACGGTGTTGCAAGTAGTGATGTTGATTTATTACCTGGTACAAATATTACATTCAGTGTAAATGAAGCAACAGATGAAATAACAATTAATGCTGCAAACCCACCAGCTAGTGTTAACATTGGAAATACAGATTTAACTGTAGAAGAACCTAGGACTTTAGATTTTTATGGTAGTGGTACAAATAACCCTCTTACATTTATAAACACTAATGGTGGTACTAAAAATTTATTTAAGTTTGAACAAATTGGTGTAGGCCTTACACCACAATTTACAGTTGGTGGTGGTGCTACTGATTCAGAAGGTCAAATTGTTTTAGCAGGTAATGGTAGCGGTCGAACTGGTATATTGATTTTTAATGATGATGATGGAACTAATTATACTTCTTTTAAAGCACCTACTACTTTAGCTAATAATATTAATTATGTTTGGCCTTTAGCAATAGGTACTCAAAATCAAGTTTTAGAAATAGGATCTGTAGCTGGAAGTACAGCCACGTTAAAATGGACTACTGTTTCTGGTGGAGGTGGAGGAATTGGTGCAACTGGAGCTCAAGGTGCTGCTGGTGCAAGTGGTGCTCAAGGTGCCGCTGGTGGACTTGGTGCAACGGGAGCAACTGGAGCAATCGGTCCAAAAAATGGTTTACCTTGGCAATCAGGAGTAGTTGGTGTAACTACCCCACCTTCTGGTAAATTCTATTATGATGCTGCAACCACAAGTCTGTATATTAATAAAACAGATTCATTAGGATTAGATCAAACTACATTCCTTAATACTTTTGATGATACAGGACAAGCATCAACTGGATTTGGTGCTGTTATACTATCTGCCAATAATAATCAACAAATTGTACATGGTGTAATAACTGCTGTAGCTTTAGTAGGTAATGTATATGACTTTACAATTACTCCATTAACTTATACTGCTAACTGGGGTCAAGGTATAGATTTTGTTTTAGAATTTACTGCTTATGGTACTTCATTCCAAGGAGCCACTGGTGCAACTGGATTTAATGGAGCAACTGGTTTTATTGGAGCAACTGGATTTAATGGGGCCACTGGAGCTACTGGTGCAACAGGACAATCTGGTAGTGCAGGAGCAACAGGAACACAAGGAGCAACAGGAACACAAGGAGAGAAAGGTGAAAATGGTTTTGTTGGATCAACTGGTGCAATAGGTAACCAAGGTGCAATTGGATTACAAGGTGCAACTGGAGAAAAAGGCGAAAATGGTTTTGTTGGATCAACTGGTGCAATAGGTAACCAAGGTGCAATTGGATTACAAGGTGCAACTGGAGAAAAAGGCGAAAATGGTTTTGTTGGTGCAACTGGATCTAATGGAGCTACAGGTGCAATTGGATTACAAGGTGCGACTGGAGAAAAAGGCGAAAATGGTTTTGTTGGATCAACTGGATCTAATGGAGCTACAGGTGCAATTGGATTACAAGGTGCAACTGGAGAAAAAGGCGAAAATGGTTTTGTTGGATCAACCGGTGCAATAGGTAATCAAGGAGCAATTGGATTACAAGGTGCAAGCGGAGCTCAAGGAGCTTTAGGTATACAAGGTGCAAGCGGAGTTGGTGGTGCAATAGGTAATCAAGGTGCAACGGGAGTTGGTGGTGCAATAGGTAATCAAGGAGCAAGCGGAGCTGCTGGTCCTCAAGGTGGATCGGGTACTGGATTTATAGGAGCTACTGGTGCTGGTGGAGATTATGGAGGATATGTTACTGCTTATAATAGTGCAAGCGTTTCTACTGCAACACCACAACAAGGTAAAGCAGTTGTAAGTACTGGTAGTTGGATAACTAGCGGTGGTGACATTAGCTTATCTGCGCAAGGTACAGATCCTTCTAGTGGTGGTACTACAATAGATTATGAAGTTTCCAATACAGTCTATTCTTCGTGGAAGACTTCACAGTCTGGTGTTGGTGCAACTGGAAAGGTATATTTCCAAATTCATGAATATGAGGCACCTGAAAATGTTAATTATTATCATACGACATTAACAAATGTTACAGTTACAAATGGTATTAATGGTGGTATAGTATTATCTAAATTTATTTACATAGGTGGAGCTGGTATTACATCTTTTGATAAACCAATTATAGGATGGAGTTTTGCTGGTTCGGCAGGATCTTCTGGATTTACTGGAGCAAGTGGATCACAAGGACCAACTGGGCTTACTGGAGCAACAGGTTCTGGTGGTAGTGGTAGTGGTGAAACATTACTCTGGGCAGGAAATAGACAATATAGGGCATTTATTCCTGAATATGGTGCAGGTCTTTATAGCTTCGGTCAAAGCACCGGTGCATCTTTACCATCAAGCCCAGGATTTAGTCAAAACCAAACAGCTATAGTTTTATCTGGTTCAGGTGCTCTAAATACTTATAATATGAATGCAGGTTATAGAGTAAATCAAAACTTTGGAATTGGTGATACAATTACCATTCGTGGAGTATTATGGTTTAATAGAACAGCAGTTGGAACAGTTACCAACTTATCTGCTTTACGAACAACGGCATCTTATATTAATGTAAATGGTACATGGGATCCTGCAAATGCAACACAAACATTAATACCTTTCCCAGGAACAACTAATACAGCATCTCACCAGGTTCAAACAGGAGCAAATGGTAGTACATGTATATTTGCACATGAAATGGTATGTGATGCAGCTTTACAAATGACTGTTGGTGATTTAATTTACTTTGGATGGTCTGTTGAAAATTTAAGTGGTGAAGCAAGTTACTTTAACCAACCATGTTCTATGACTTACCAAGTTTACAAATCTTAACATATCTTAAACAATTATTATATTTAAAGTATAATAATAAATAGACAACAAATGCAAAAAGATAACATTGAGGAAACTCCACAAGAAGAAGTGCAGGAGCTTAAATATTACCAGTGGATTAAGGGAGACCAATCTGGTTCAGTAGTTACTATCAAAGAAGAAGGTCCTGATTGGATAACATTTAATGAAGGTGGTAGATTATCAACAGAATTGAGATCTGAATTTATACAAGAATTAGATGCGGATATAGCTGGTGAATTTATAAACACCCCAAATTCAACTGTTGATCCTTTAAACCAAAGTGCTACACCAGTAGATCCAATTACCAAGAGCGATCCTATTATTCCTGCTTTAGATACTACACCATCACCTATTAGAGTTTTATTTGATAAACAAAAGAAAAATAATAAAGTAAAGCTTCTTTTAGAATTTCCTGTAAACATTCCTACTAAAGGTGTTTATGAATTAATGAGTACATCATTTGATAAAGAAGAAGTTAATGAACAATTACAATCATTTATTTTAGATCAATTATCTGAAGATGAAATATTAGACTGTTTACACAACAGTGTACAATCATTAATCGAGAGCAAGTACAAAGGCGAATAGCACACTTAATAGCTAGTAATATATAATAAAATTAATCATATGAGCGAGACTGCAAATCAAACTATACCTAACCGTCGCCAAAGAAGAGCGGCTATGAAACACCAAGGAATTCTAAAAATGAAAAATAAATTATCATTTAAAGACTGGTTAGAAATCTGTAAACAAACTAGAGAAAAAGGCAAAGAGATACATGAAGCTAATGTTGAAGCTGCTGAAAAATCTATATATGCCAAATTAGAACAAGTTGAAAATAATAAGATAGCATATTGGAAAGAACAAGGTTATACAGATAAAGAAATAGAAAAGTTAAGAGATGCATTAGCTCTTATTACAATTAAAGATAAGTCTACTTGGCATAAAGATAAGAAAGAGGCAAGAAAAGTCTTCAAAGAACTAAGAGAAAACTTATACAAAAGAAAATCGTAAATGATTAAGATAATTTTAGAACCTGCCAGAAATGGTGTAATCAAAAAAGTAATTGATGATAATCATGGTGGAGGGCGAGAACATTTTACCTCAACTGATGTTTATGAATCAAATGAAAATGATAAGAATCAATACAGTTATGTAAAAAGATTCTTTTTTGATTTATGCGATGATCTCGGTTTAGAGGTTGGTAGTAAATTTGATAAAACTGTATTAGATATTAATACAAAATGGGGTACTCACTTTGAACCTACTCCTAAAGATATTGAATTTAAAATAAAGAAACTTAAGAGTGAGCTTAAGGAATTAGAAGAATGGAAGAACATATAGAATTTAATTTCATATACTCTAATGATGCATTACGCGTCAAAACTTTTTTAGGTAATGTTCCTAGAAGTATTGAGTGTATAAATTATATGGATATATTTAACAAACTTACAAAAAATGATTTTTATCAATACGAACCTTCAGATGCAGTAGTATCATCTTATTTAATGAGACAGTTACAAAATGCAATAGGTCGTAATATTTCTACAACAATATTTTATGTTTTAGGAAATCTTAATAAAGAAACGGTTGGCGGAATACAAACATACGTAGAATCATTATCTGATAAACCTATTACTTATAAAATTTATCATTCACCTGATATTACTGTCAACGGCACTGCTGAGCTATTCGATGACATAATAGAATTTGAATGAAAACACATAGGATATTTAACAAAGGACAAAATGTATACTGCCTTTTAGCATCTCATACTAATCCTAACATACTTTTACCAGTTAAAGGTAAAATCTTAGATTCCAAATGGGATCCGGTAAATCCTCTTTATCAAATTCGTATTATTAAGTTTTATGATAATATGAGATTTCTTAAACAGCATTTCTTTGATATGAATTTTAGACATATGTTTGAAAATAGAGCAAGGAAAATGATTCTTAAGGCTGAAGACTTTAAAACTGCTAAAGCTTTAGAAGATAGATTAAATGAAAAAGATAGAGAAAGATTTTATGTAGTTATAGAATCGGTTATGTGTACCAAAACAAAAGTTGGATTATCAGAACTATTTGAAAAGGTTCAACTATATATGATTTCCAAAAACTTAAAAGAGATTAGAGATATATCATCTAGGCCATTTTTTAAAGGACCACTCTCCATAGATAGTGTAAGAGAATTTGATGCTAGATATAAAAAAGGATGGGCAGATAAATTTGAAAAAAGTAGCTTAAGCATTGATAAGTATCTTAACAGCTTAGGTTAAATATATAATAAAAATACCTTTCTTATATGGGCTTTAACTTATCTGATAAAATTCAATCACTTAATGATGCAATGACTCCTGATATGGAGGCCAAAACAAATTCAAACAGAGTTAGTGCATTTGGTGGAGAAGCTTCTGGTTTTGCTAAAGGTGTTGCTGAATTATATAGCAAAAACTTTTATGGTGGTTCCGGAACAGCCGCTGATGCAGCAACAGTCTCTGCTGGTATGTCAGGTAAACCTATTGCATCTTCAATAGCAAATAAATATGCTTTATTTAATTTTCAAGGATTTCACGGTTCTCTTACTAAAAATTCAAAAGAAAATTATATAGATTCTGCAGAAAATCCTTTAATGGGTGGGGTTGGTGCTACTAATGTTTCATTACCTAGAATCATAAATTACTTTGAAAAAAATTATCCTAAAATAGGTTATAAGCCATCGGATTTTTTATATTCTAAATATTACAAAAGAATTCCAGTTAATCATTTGGTAACTTTAAGAAGATTTCCAACAGCTGTTCCTGATAACGTTTATCATTATAATGTTAAGATGAAAGGTAAAGAATCTGGTGATGGTGGAGGACAAGATGCTACACAGGTTGCAGGTGTAACTGCAATAACTTATTTAGGTGAGACTGCAGGTAATAAGTTAGAGGATTTATTGAGCATGTCATTTGGATTAAATTATAAAGAACTAACTGCTGATATGGAAGCCGTTGATACAGGAAGTGCTGGCGGTGGTTATACACAGCAACCATTTTATAATAAGCTTGGTGGAATAGGTAGAGCAATTACAGATGCTGCAAAGGGCCAAACTGCAGGTTCCAAATTTAGAGCACAAAATGGAGCAGGAAGTTCTACGGCTGACAGATTAGGTACTACTTATGCAAACTTTGTATTAGGTCCAGTAAATGTTGTGAATAAAACAATGATTAGAGATAGAGGATTAAAATATGCAAATGATATGACATTAACATTTGAATATGAACTTAGATCTTTAAGCTATGTTAATCCTAAAATAGCAATGATTGATGTTATTAGTAATATGTTAACTATGACTACTAATAATGCTCAGTTCTTTGGGGGCGGTCATAGGTATTACGGAAGTAGTGGTTATGTTGCTAGTCAATTCGGTGATATTAGTATGTTAAGAAATGGTAACTTTTCAGGTTATATGGGAAGTGTGGTTAATGATGTGGAGACAGGATTTAAAGGTTTATTTGGAGATTCAAATGGAAACTTTGATGCAAATAGTGTTGTAGATGGTTTAAAGAAAGTAGGTAAAAATTTACTAGGTAATATGCTTGGTGGATTTTTAGGTAGCCAGGTTGGTGGACCGAGTGGTACTCAGGCTACCAAAACATTTATTAGTGGTGAACCTACTGGAGATTGGCATGTTACTGTTGGTAATCCATTAAATCCAATTGTTATGATGGGTAATATGATATGTGATAATACTAAAATGACATTAGGGCAAGGTTTAGGTTATGATGATTTTCCAATGGAGGTTAAATTTGAGGTAGATCTAAAACACGGTAAGCCAAGAGATAAAGGTGATATAGAAAATATGTTTAATGCTGGCCAAGGTAGAATATATGCATCTGCCGCAAATGTTGAAGATGTTTTAAATTTAGCAGGAAAAGAAGTTGCAACTTATGGTTCAATACCAGATGCTGGAACTAGTAATTTACAAACGTCTGCTAATGTAGCCGCTGCACCTAGTGGATTTACAAATGAACAAATATCTAATCTTAAAAATAGACCAGCTGCTGAAAATTCAATAGCACAGACTACAAACAGTGAATATGTTTCTAACTTAACTGCTATGTTAATAGACTCATAAAAGAATAATTAAATATGAATATTAGATCTCTTACATTAAAGAATAAATTAACTGATGATAAAACTGGTGAACAGTATTATGACTTAACTGCTGCATCATTTAAATATAAAAGAGAGTTAGGTGTTAAAGCATTACATTATGTTACACAAGATCAGGTTGGTAGAATTGATAAAATATCAACTACATATTTTGGGTCTACACAATTTGTTGATGCTATATGTGTAATTAATAATATTTTTAATCCGTTTGTTATCCAAGAAGGAGACATATTAGCTATACCGCAATTAAAAGATGAAAACTTAGTATATGCAAGACCAAAGACTGCAACAAGACCAAGTGCAAGTTTAGCTCAGTATGTAGATACTGGAAGGCAGAGTGAAATTGATCAATCCAGAATACAGAGATTAATTCAAAAGGCTAAAACAAAAAAGACTGGTGTTAAGGCACCAATTCCACCAAATATGTTGCAGCAAGGACAAGCTGCTAAAGTATTCGAAGGTGGTAAAATTAAACTAGGAGCAAACTTACCATCAAGAAATAGTACAAATATAAATCAATAGATATGTCAGAAAGTATTGTTGAAAGAAATATATTAACAGTCATAGAACCTGCCATATTATTAGATCCTTTAGAAATCTTAGATGTTGAAAGTGGATCTGATAATTCTGATGATTCAACTTTAAAAGAAAAACCTTCTAAGTTTTCCTCTGTTGTTCCTGTTATCAGAATTAATGGATATGATGTCCAAATGGATAGGCTAAATTATTTTTGTTTAAAAAATAATGCATTTTACCCTACTTGTCGAATTCAATTTGCTGATGTAGATGGAATGTTTAGTGCTAGGTTTTATCCTAAAGATGGTGACTTAATTCAAGTTAACATTAGATCACAAGGTGATGAGACTACATTTAAACCGATAAGAATAGATTTTACTGTTGTTGATTGTAAGCCTATTGGTGGTGGAGGTGGAAAATCTGCAAGTGAATTTTTAGTAATAGGTAGAATGTTTGTTCCAAATTTATTTACAGAGAATGTTGAATATGAGGAAGAAGTTACAAGCTGGGATGCTTTATTAAATATTTCAGAAAAACTAGGACTAGGTTATGCATCTAATGTAGAAGAAACTAGTGATACTATGACTTGGACTAATCCTAATGATACTTATGAAACATGGATTCAGGATATTGTAGCAAATAGTTATTTAAGTGATGAAACATTTTTCACTAGTTACATTGATCCATATTATTACTTAACTATGGTTGATGTTAATAGATTATTTAGTCAAGAAGGTGCAATTGAAGCTAGTGAAAGTTTTACTACAAATGCTGGTGATACTATGGGTGCAGAAGGTACAGAAGGTCAAGTTGATGGAATTCCTAATTATTTAAGTAATATGTTAAATCTTCAAGGAGGTGCTAGATATATTTCTAAACACCAAATGGTTAACAAGAGTGGCGAAATTAGTAAGGCAAACGGTTATAAAAGATATACTCAATATTGGGATCTTAATGCAAAAGAATGGGTTAGTGAATTTGTAGACCCTCTTACCAATGATACACCAGGAATGATTCCTGCAACAAAAGGTAGAATAGTAGACGGTGAAGTAGAAGGTCCTAGAAATGATCAAGTTAAATATAAATTTTTAGGTACCCAAGGTGATAATGTGCATCCTGAATTTACATATGCAACGGTTCAGAATTATCAGAATCTTACAGAGATTAATAAAATGGGAATGACAATTGAATTAGATACTGTAAATCCTGCTCTTGTAAGATATAGTAGAATTTATTGTCAAATTTTAGAATTTGGAAGCGCAATACCAAATACTTTATTAGCCACACAACAAGATGAAATAGAAGGAGAAGAAGAGCCTCAACAAAGAAGTGGAGGTACAGATGAAAATGATCCTAAGTCTCAACAGGGTATTGTAAATGAATACTTAACAGGATTTTATGTTATTAAAGGAGTTGAATGGTTATTAACTAAACCAGGTCCTATTAGAATGAAATTAGAATTAGTGCGTCGAGAGTTCACTCCTACGACCTAATAAATATAAAAAGAAGAAAGATATGCCTTTAGTAGATTTAGCAAACCCCGCAGGTAGTGATGCACTAGCTCAATTAGCTGGACCATTTGGTTCATATTTAGGAAGTGGGAGTTTTCCACAAAGTTACTCTTTTGCAAAAAGGTTTGTGTCTAATGCTACCACTGCTTATGGTTCAGGTACTAATGGAGTAACATCACTAGATGACCCTACCTTTCTTGGTTTTAGTTTAATGTTTGATATTACTTCACCTTTATTTGCAGGTGCTGTAGAAGGTAATCAAGGCATTCCTGCACCGGAAGTAAATCCTGCTGCTGATATTGCCGGAAATTTACAAGTTAGCCTAGCACAAGGCCCTACACAGAGAGATGGTAGATCAAATGATAATTATCCTTCAATACCTTCAGCAGTAGCTTACTTAGCAAAAATTGGAGAAAGTAATAGAGTTGAATACTTAAAAGCATTTATACAAGGATTGCAGGAAATTAATAAAACACGACCATATTATTGGCAAACAATTGATGGATTAATTGAAGCTTGGAATAAATCTACAAAATTTGAGATTGATCCTTATACTGGAACTACTGGAGAAGAAGGAATAACTATAGGTTGTTTAGAAGCATTAGATTTAAAACTTACGGCATTGTTTAGTTTATATAAAATGGCTGTTTATGATGTAAGATATAAAAGATTTATTGTTCCTAAAAACTTATTAAGATTTGATGTGTACATTTACGTACAAGAAATTAGAAAATTTAAAACAGTAAGAAATTGGCTTAATGTCTTTAGAAAAGAAAAAGACGATGATGAGGCATTAAAACTTATAAATCAAAATACTTCACAGGTTGGTTTTAAATTTACTGAGTGTATGTTTGATCCTGCTGCCAGTGGAAATGTATTTGAAGGCGTAACTAATACGGGTGGGGAAATTGCTACTACACAAATGAAATTTAATTATGGTGGAATGGAGAATGTTTCACAATTCTCTGGATATAATGATAAGCTAGACGAAAGTAAAATTCCTGCCAATACTAATCCTGGATTTAAAGATAAGCTAAAACAATTTGGAAAAGATCAATTAGCCAATGCAGCTGCTGGTGCTGTTAATGCTGTAGGGAGAACTGTGTCAAGCGCAATACAAGGTATTACTTTAGGAAATGTATTTGGATTAAGAAATAGTTTACTTGGTGCAATATCAAATCCACAAGCTTTAATTAATGCTGCTGCAGGTGCTGCTATACAAGGAAATGATGGTGGCTTGCAAACATTTGGAAATGACAGCGCCGTTAGAAATATTGGTGATAATCCATTAGGTGTACCAAATGATCCTGCACCATTTAATCCAACTAAAGCATTTGATCCAGCTGGACCAGCTGGTGGTAGCTTAGATGCCAACCAAGTATTTGATCCTGCTGCGCCAGTAGGAGAGGGATTAAGTTCAATCAATGCATTTGGTCCTTCAGGTCCACCAAGCAATTCTACTATAAGTAACGATAATATATTTGACTAATGGGAAAACCAAATCCAACAAATTTTAATGCGGACGATTTAAGAACTACACAGTGGGTAGGTATCGTTGAGGATAGCAATGATGATATCTTTGAAGGGAGATGTAAGATAAGAGTATATGGAAAAATGGATGATCGCGTAGATCCTGAAGATCCTGAGAGCGCATATAAGATTCCTACCGTTTCTTTACCTTGGTCTAGACCGCATCAGTTAATGTATGGTGGAAGTAATACTGGTAGTGGTAAATTTGAAATTCCTAAATTAGGATCTATTGTTAGAATAACATTTGATAATGGAAATTTTTATCAACCAGTTTATCATGAAAATATTTATCCTTCAGATGAAACTAAAGCTGAAGTAGAGCCTTCATATCAAAATTCTCACGTATTAATTTATGATACTGCATTTGGTTTAACCGGTACATTAGAGGATGGTGTATCTGAAGCAACTAATGAAAGAGAAGGTGAGCATATTAAAGTTTTCTTTACAGAAGAAAAAGGGCTAATGATGGATTATACAACTACTGAAGGTCCAACTACAGTAAATGTAAAGCCAGATAACTCTGTTGAAATAATAAATGCAAACGGAGATTCTATAGTAATGCTTAATGATGGAAATATAACATTTACTCACTCTGCTCAATTTACAATTAATAGTGGAGCTGATACTGTAATTAATGCCGATACTAATTGTCTTATTAATTGTGTTGATGCTGTTATAACTGCTACTGGTAAAACTCACGTCAATTCTCCTAAGATTATTTTAGGAGAGACTGGTACTGATGCTGTACTTAAAGGTACTCAGTTTATTAATGATCTTTATAATAATCATACTCATATTGGAAATTTAGGAGCTCCCGTGAGCCCACCGTTGTCACCGGGAAATCCTGCATTAAGTACAAAGAATACAACTGACTAATATATAAACTATAAATTAAAACAATAAATTATGCCTTTAGTACCACCCGTAATTAACTCTGCAATGGATGCTGCTTTTGTAGCAGGAATGGAAGCTATGGCTGCATATTCAACTGGTGCAGAAGGAACTCAAGATAATAGTAAAGATGCTGTAATTGCTGCAGGCGCTGCCGCATTTGCTGGTGTAGCTGGTCCAGCTATAACTGCATATATAAAATCTGCAACAGTACTACCTGGAATCACCGTTGCAACTGCAGGTTCTCCTGCTGCTCAAACTGGCGCAACTACTGGGCCGGGGGTTATAACTTAAACAATCTTAAACAATTTGCTAACCTATATGTATAACTAATATCAGATACATAAAGAGTAATATATAATCTATAATAACCTCATAAAAAATAAATAATGACAGAACAAGAAATCACAATTCAATTAAGTGATGATCCATTTGATACAAAAAAAGTAAAAGTCCAAGTTCCTGAAGGTACAAAATTAATGTGTAATGAAGCATATGCTGCTGATGCGTTATCTTTATATGGAATTACAGATCACCAGGCAAAGAAAACTCAACTCATAGAAGATGGTGTAGGCTATATAACAAGAGGCGAAATTTCATTTATGTCTAAAGATGGAGAAAGAGCTCTTATTGATATTGAATCTAAATATACTGCTTACTGTATTTTAGATAAAGAACCTGACTATATTGTAGAACAACTAGAGGTTGGTATGGAGATTGATGTTAAGATAAAAACTAATCCAAAAACTGGAGATGTTATTGCTTCTATATCTGACGCAATAAAAGAAGTTAAACTAAAAGAAATTAAAGAGGCAATTGGAAATGCTACTGTTGGCTTTACTGCTAGAGTTAAAGAATTAATTCATGGAGGTTATTGGGTAGATGTTGCAGGCATTAAATGTTTTATGCCAGGTTCTTTAGGAGGGCTAAATAAATTACATGATTTTAATGCTATTGTTGGTAAAGAAATTGTTGTTATGCCAATTACATTTTCTAAAGATAAGGATACTATTGTAGTATCTCATAGAGAATATTTAAGAACAATGATTCCAAGCACAATTGAAAAATTAAATGAAACTATAAAAGAACCTAGAACTGGTTTTGTAACAGGTACTACTAAGTTTGGTGTATTTGCAGAATTTGATGAATGCCTAACAGGATTAATTCCTAAGGCTGAATTGAGTGAGGAATTCCAAAAAGCTTTAGATGATAGAAATATTAAACCTGGTGATGAAATAAAATTCTGGGCTAAAGAAGTTATATCAGATAGAAAAATTATACTTAGCCAATTAGGACCTAAGATTGATTTATGGGATGGTGTTGATGAGAAATATAAACCTATGATGATCACTGAAGGTAAGGTAACTAAAATAACTTCATACGGTGCATTTGTTGAATTGGAAAAAGGAATCAGTGGATTAATTCATAAATCAAAATTAAAAGGTGCTGATTTATCTAAAGGTGATACTATAAATGTAAAAATTGGTAGTGTGAATGTTAGCGATCGTAAGATTACAATGAACATAGCATAACCTATTCCTGGTTTGAATATATAAACAAATCAGGAACTACATGTACACTAACGAACAACTAAATGCTATATATGCATCCAAGATTGGATTAGAATTTGAATTCTTTGCTAATGAAGGATTAGATGAGGTTAAAAGAAGCCTTTCTAATGTTTTAAATAAACAAATAAGAATAGAGGAAAAGGCCCATAGTGATTTTACTCCTTCTGATGAGATTTTTAAATTAGAGCCCGATAATTCTGGTGGAACTGGAATGATTGAATTGGTCACTGGACCAATGCCGTTTGTTGAATCAAAACTTATTATTGCAAAAACTTTAAAATGGATCCGTGAAAATGGGTCTACTAATGAACGATGCTCTATTCATGTTAATGTAGCCTTTGATGGAAAAAAATTAGGAACACCTACAAATGTATCATCATTAGATATTGGAAAATTTGTATTAAATTTTAATGAGGATAAAATTTATGAAGCATTTCCTAACAGAAAAGATTCTGTTTATGCTAAGTCAATAAAATTTATTGTTCCTTTAAGTGGAATGACTCAACCTTCACCTGAAAGAATTTCATGGAAGAACTACATGTTTGTATCCGAAAAGTATTACGGTGTAAACTTTTCTAAGTTACCTAAGAATTATATTGAATTTAGATATCTTGGTGGAAAGGATTATGAAAAGAAGTATAATACCATAATGGATTTAACAGAACATTTTGTTTTATCATTATATGAAACTTTAACTGATCCTATTTATAATCAACAAGACATTGAAAAATTAGATCGCATTTTAGAAAAGCATAGTGGTATTGTAGAATCTTATAAAGATTATCAAACATTTAAAAAGAAATTTCCTAAAATTCAATTAATGGTTGATCTCAAAACTTATGACCAAATAGTAGAAACATTTTATCCTAAGATGAGAGAAGAGTTATTTAATCTTTTAACTAAAGCAGGGCTTAACGAAGGTTTGGTTAATTATGATGCTGATACTGGAAGAATACAATTAAAGAATGCTGAATTAATGAGATGCTTTGAAATAAAAGGAATCGATATTGTAGATTGCAAAGTTCAAGGTAATATTTTAAATTGTGATATATTTAGTTCTGAAATAATAAATTCTTCATTATTTGAAAGTAATCTTTTTGGGGCTAGTGATGTTGCTGATTCTAAAATAGAAGATTCTTATGTTAGTAAAAATGTAATGTGTAAAGATTCATATGTATTTGGAGTGAGAGGTGTATTCAGTGGAGAAATGGAAGGTGGTATTTTTAGAAAAGGTAGAGCAACTAAAATGGCTAAGTTTGAAAATACTGAAATAATTGAAATAGAAAAAATATAAACAAAGTATGGCTAATAAGAATACTTATTGTAATGATCCGGAGGATGCAGCGTGTTTAGATGAATTAATTAAATTAATTAATGATGATCTTACTATCGCTTGTCAAATCCCATTCACAGTTCCTAAGAAGGAATTAAATAATATTATACAAAGAGCAAAAAAATATTTTTATAAAATTTATGAAGATAGTGTAGAGCAAATGTATATTGCTTTACCGGCAGGGGCTCTACAAGTACCAGCATTTAAACAAGGTGTACCTTATGGAACTGGGCAAGATAAACAAGTTATAACTAATAAAGCTAATATTGATAATCCTAGGGGTATAGTTAAAATGCCTTCAAGAGTTTATTCAGTTAATGATGTATTTGAAATTGGTGGATTCAGTGGAGAAGATGGTGGATTCGGTAGTATGAGCTTTAATGCAGACGATGTAGATTTCTCTATTGATAAATTTATTTATGATGATGTTTATGGCGCAGGTATTGGTAGTGAGAATTTAATGTACTATGTTGTTAATTCATTATTCATGGATAATGCAAGACAAGTTCTTTTACCACAAATATCATATACGTTTAATAGATTAACAAAGAAATTTAGATTTCAAGGAGAACTTCCTAAAGGTGCTGTTATATTTGAAATATTTTCTACCATTTCTGATTGTGCTTTATTTGAAGATGAGGCATTCCAAAGATATGTTATAGGGCAAGCTAAAATTCAATTATCTAGAATCTTAGGAACCTTCTCATTTAATCTTCCAGGTAACATTACAATTAATTATGATATGATTTCATCTGAAGGAAGAGAAGAAGTAGATCGAGTAGTTGAAGAAATAAAAGGCGATGAAGGTGTTGATTATTTTTTCACAGGATAATTATAATCTGAAAGCTATTAAATTAAAAGAGAATATATAATAAAAAATTAGTATTCTTTTATGATTAGAGATATTTATAGCAGAGATGCATTAGCCCCAAAGTTTAATGATAATACTTTAGAGGTTAGTGATACTTTATCTCAATTAATTATTAAGATAGAAAACTGCCTATTTACAACAAAGGGTGATGTTTTAGGTTCACCTGGTATGGGAGCTAATCTAGATGAATTAATATTTTCATTGGTATTAAGTGAGAATACTATACAGAACAATATTAATAGCCAGATAACTGCATACTGTTTACCAGATATTGCTGGCTTTAGTGTAGATACTAAAGTAAGTTTCTTTTCAACATTGGAGAGAGATGGTTGTTTAGTAGATATTTTTGTAAATGAAGAAAGAGTTTTAGGAGCTCTTTTTTAAAATAATAGAATGAATGTCATTTTTTAGTAAAACAAGATTAAAAGCCACTGAGTTATTTGAAGATTCATTTGAATACCTACAGCGTACCTACGATCAAGCCATAGAAACATTTACCCCGGCTTCACCATTTGGCCAGATATTAACTGTTGTGTCTAACTTAGGGGAGTTGATATTTTTCTATATAGAAGCAATTGCCACAGAGCTGAATATATCTCGCGCACGAAACATTGAATCTATCTACGGTTTATCTAGATTAACCGGTCATGACCCTACAAGAGGTATATCTGCAAGAGGTATTATTGGATTACGTTTAAACACAAGTGCATCTACCCTCCTTAATGGTGACTATGTACAAATTATGAATGGTGCAAGTTTTCAAGTAGGGCAAAATAGTTTAACTTACTTTTTAAAGTTTAATAGCGATTTTATTAGACTAGATAAAACTACCAAATCATTTGTTAATGTTGAAATTGTTCAAGGTGAAAAAGAAGATCAAGCCTTTACTGGTACAGGTAATCCATTACAAAGTTATAACTTAACTACTAAGGACCCTACTGATCAATATTTAGTTGAGGTTTTTGTTGACGGAAAATTATGGAAATTAGTTGATTCAATATATGACATGAATAACGGAGAGAAATGCGCGATGGTTAAAACTAGTGTTAATGGTGGATTAAGTGTATTTTTTGGAAATAATCAATTTGGAGAACCGCCTGCATTAGGTTCTAGAATTAGAGTTACATATGTTAAGACTAGGGGTGTGGCTGGAAATATTGGAGGTAAACAATTAGATATTAAATTTATAGACCCAGGAACAGATTCATCTGGAGAACAGGCTGATTTAAATGAAATTCTTTCTATAAACATTACAAGAAATCCAATGTTTGGATCTGATTCTGAAGATCCACAATTTACTAGGTTGATTGCACCTTATGCAAGTAATTCATTTGTATTAGCAAATCCTAATAATTATATTTACTATTTAAGTAAGTATGATTTTTGGTCTTTTATAGATGCTTATAATACTAAGAATGATGAATACTTAGATGATGACAATATTATTTACCTATTCTTAATTCCAGATGTAAAGAAAAAGTTAACAAGTGATTTAGATTATTTTAGTGTACCTGAAGTAGAGTTTACTATGACTACACAAGAAAAGGAAATGACTTATGAAATTTTAAATAAGAGCGGAAGACAGGTTGTTACTGCTGAAACTAGAATAGTAGATCCAGTTGTTAAAAAATATGCTCTTAATATTGTAGTAAGATGGTTTGATAATTATGATAAAGATTCTATAAGAATTGAAATTAGAAAAAATTTAGATGAATATTTCTTAAATGTAAATAGAAGAGATAGGATTCCAAGATCTGATATTATTTCTATAATTGAAAATGTAGAAGGTATTGATTCTGTAAATGTATTCTTTATATCTGAGTTGAATGAAAAAGCAATAAGAGATGGTTTTTACTTTATTCCAGTTTATGGGACAGATCCTGTAACTGATCAAAGAGTTCTAATAGAAAATAAAAAAATTGTATTAAAGAAAGGTGAAGATCCACAATTAGGTTTAGATAGTTTTGGAGATATCATTATTGAAAATAATGACATAGCTATTATTAGAGGTGGATGGAAAGATAGAAATGGTACTTTTTATGAGCCTACACCAGAAGCTAATAAAATTAGTTCTCTTAATGTATTCTATAAAGAAGCAATTGCAAATAATCTTTATAATAAAATACAGCAAGAAAAATATAATAGCACTAAAAGAAATAGAGGTACAACAATAGCAACTGGTACAAATGCAGCAGGATTAAATACAGGTAGGTTGCAAAATACACCAACACTAAAAGCATTAAAAGGAGAATAATATGGCAACAGTTAAAAACGATAGTACAGGATTCCCTAGCTTATATAGAGCTACATATGAAAATGGATGGGATTTAAAAAACACAGGATATAATTATGCTCCTGATTTATTAAAAAATTCTATGTCTTCTTATATGTTTAGAAATAGGCATCTTAGTAAGTTCTTAACCGATTACTTAAATCCTATTATGGTCTTTTATATTAACAGGGTTAAATACTTGAGAATTTATTTTAATTTTGCAGTTCCTAAGTGGTATCAAAAAATAAATTAAAAGATAGTGACCAAAAATTGGCAACATTTATATTTCTTCGATAAGTATGGGAAGAATTACAATATGGCATATGACAGTTCTACTGACAAGTGGACTGGTGACATTTTCTTGCCACAAGTTTCTATTGATTTATTTGAAGTAAACCAAATATTCATTTTGCAAAAAATGATAGACAAGGATAGTGGTACTTTTAAATTTGGTTATCCACATGGTTACAACCAGCCTGATCCTACAGGCAGTACTTGTGATTGGGAAGTAAGTTGGAAAACCACAAAGCCTAATCAAATATTTTTATTTCAATTTAACAAAGATTTTAATACAGGTACACAATCAGCATTAGTACAAGAACCTGATGGCCCGCCATTAATAAAGGTTGATAAATTAGTTGCACCTTTGCAATACGATCCTGATCAAACTACAAATGCTGCAGGTTTTATTATAACAGATCAAATTAAATCTGAAGCATTACAGGTTGATATAACATTTTCATCTGAATTTGAAAATACTTATAGGAGAAAACTAATCATAACTGATAAATGTTCTAACACTATTGTAGGTGAATTTATGGTGTATGCTGAAAGTATTGAAGAAGATGAGAGATTAAGAGTTATGACTCAAAACATGGGTTATAATGTTATTGCATCTGATAGTACTGTTTTTAGAGAAACTAATATAAAAGAAGCATTACCTGATTATGTAGAGATTAATCTTAAGCGTAAAGAAATTATGATGGAAGGAAATAACATATATCCTTTTATCGGTTCTTATAAAGGTTTAATAAATGCTATTAAGTTTTTTGGTTATGATAATTTAAAGCTTAAAGAATTTTGGAGAAATGTAAATGCTAATTCTCCACAATTTGGAAAATACATACAAAGCAATTCAATAGATTTATTTTCTCCTACTGCTCAGTTTGATGATAAGCAAATAACATTACCAAACAAAAACTTTAGAAAGACTAGTTTATTTAGTCTTATTTATAGAATTAATAAAATAGTCCCTGGGAAATTTACAGATGAGGATTTACCAGTAACAGAAGAATTGCAAGATTTTACTATTGAGGAAATCTTAATTAAACTATTTGGTTTAAAAAGAAAATTAGAAAATGAATACCTTCCTCTTAATGCTCGTATTAAAGGTATTACGGCAGAAGCTGATTTCTTTGGATTATTAGAGGTTACCAACACTATAAGTAGAAATGATACAAATACTATAAAAGCTGGTATTAATACTGATTTTAAAGTTTTTCCAGCTGCATGTACTTATATAGAAGACTTAAGAACTTTTGATTCATTTTGTTTAGATGAAGCCGCTGTTGTGGGGCAGGCTATAATTAATTATTGTAATGCTTATATTGCGCCACTATCTGCAGGTGCCGCTTCAGTAGGGCAAAATATGTTAATGAATTATACTCCTGGTCAAATTTTACCACCACCACCAATTGGGCCTGATCCTAATAGTGTACTAGGTGCTTTACAGAATGGTGGTAATGTACAGCTAAAAGACGTTGCTGGTGTCTATGCTGCTTATTTTGCAAGATATGCACCTAACTTAAATAAAGTGGCAGGTTTAGATTATAAGCAAGGGTATTCTTCTGAATATTTACCAGATCAACCTGGTGCTAAAGCCGGTGCATTAATTACTTTAACTAATGATAGCTTTAATAATTTAACATGGGATAATATTGATAGCACTTGGGAACAGTTAACAAATGCTAATGATTTTTTTACTTTTGATTTTAATGTTCAAGGTGCAGCTGTTGGTGATGTTTATAAATTAAGCGATCCTGCGACAGGAACCTCTGCAACACATACAGTAGTTGCAGGAGATACTATACAGACAATTACAACTTCGATATTTAATCAAGTAGCTGCGTTTAAAACGGCACAAGTTGATCCGTGGTTATGGTTTGATTGGTCACAGGTTACTAATGAAATAGGTCCATGTATTAGAGGTTATGGAAACGATGTTAATCGATTTGTTGCAAGCGCTACTTTAGCAAACCCTGCGAGCGGTGGGCAGTTTACTGATATTCAATTACCTGGTGAAACTTTATTTACGTGGGATGGTTTAGAATCAGGTAATTTTGCAGAAATAGAATGGACAATTTATAAAGATGCATCTGATGTTTCACCTGCATACTTTTTTCAAATAAGAGGAACTATAGGACAATACGGAACTCTCCCTTTAACCTTACCTTATGTTGGTAGTTATAATGTTGAAATGAAATTATTTGATTTATATAATAATATTTCATCATCAGTAAAACATGATGCAATTTGTGTAGATGCTAGAGAAGTAGAATATTCAGGATGGTATCAAGGAAGAAAGGAAAGATATACATGGAGTAGTGAAGGAAAATATACATGGAAAAATTATGGATCTTTATGGAATTTACCACAATCACCTACAGTAACATGGGATGAAGAAACACCAAGCTTATATGATTCTCTTGATAGAGTTAATGCTATATTAAATACTTTTGGTATCGGAACATCAACAGACTTTCAATTATTAAATTATCAAGATGATGGTAAGGCTAGTTTTAGTGGCCCTTATCAATGGAAAAATTTAAATCGTCCATTATGTACTTGGAATAATGCTTATCACTTATGGTGGGAAATGACTGCTACAACTGGTGACACTCCTGCATTTTTTCAGTTTAGTGAAATGAAGCCTAATACTTATTTGCAAATTACAGAGCTTGATAATACAGTAGGTACTCATTTCTTTGATGCATCAACTCTTACATTAGGAGATGCTGTTAGTCAGCTTAATGTTAGCACTAATCCTATTATTAATAAATATGTTTATAACTTAGTTTTAAATTCTATTAATAGTGAAATGTTTGTTCAAGCAGTTTCTAGATATTATGGCAAACATGGAGATTTTAAATCAGTAGATATTGTAGATTCAAATGGACTTAGAGTTTGTGCAAGTGGTACTGGTAATTCTACAGATTATGTTGGTGGGCCAATAGCAGCAACAACAGTATACCCACCTTTTGCTAAAGCATTACCAATAAATGGAATGACTTTACTTTCAGTAGGTGCAATAAGTGGAGCACCGGCTGTTAAGGATGCTTTTGTAGAAAAAATTGCAAGGTGTGCTGAAATGATATTAAATCCTGATAGTGCTGGAATAATTTATAATAAACAAGCAGCAGTATTGGCAAAAATGCAATCACTAAAAACAATTCAAAGAATAGGTTATATTGGGATGGGTTCATATACACCAGCTTTAGAGGATTTAGCAGGGTGGGATCAAACTAATGATAATAATGCAAACGTTGATTTTATTTGGCAAAATGACGGTCTTACACCGCAGGCCCAAATTACAGAAGTATTAGAACATTTGCTTCATACTATAACAACATTTGGTTTGCCTGGTGCATATCCTAATGTATTTAATCAAACATCAGCATATGGGCCAACCTATACAGCAATGGCCGAAGCAATTTCAAACGGTGTATTTGATACATCAGGCTACACACAGCAGCCTGGGCAGTCGCTAGATGAATTTAATGCATTATTAATGAGAGAGTATTTATACTTGTTAATTTATGCAGAGTGGGATTTTATTACTACTTATGTAAGTGGTGGAACTTTAGCACCTGAATGGACTGCCGATACTCCTATATTAGTTGAATCAAACAATCCGTTAGGTCATGCTCTATATACAAATTATATAAGTAAGCTATTAGTAAAGCCTAACACTACTACATTAAATTCAATATTTGCACTACCGAGTAATCCATCTGGTTATGTACCATTTGAAAGATTACCATCGGGTGGAAATGTAGATTGTTTAAGTAGAATTTATAAATCAAGCCAAAGTATAACTAGCAATCCTACATGGGGAACTGCTAAGTTTATTAATGATGGAAAAGTATTACCACCGATGTCATGGGCCATGTTTGTCTATGATAAATGTAGAATAGTTGGAAAGGATGCTCCTAGATGGACCATCTCCAATACTACTAACTCATCAGTGGCTGATATATATTTTGAAAGCAAGTATCTAACATATCTTTTTAAAGACCCAGGAAAGTATATGATAACATTAGAACTTACAGATACGAATGGGAATAAATATAAAAAAGGTAGAAATATCTTAAATATAAAACAAACAAAATAAAATGGCAATCAGCGTAACAGAAATTTTAGGAACCGATTCTTTATCAGGATCGAGGTTAGTAATTAATGATAACTTTAATGTTCTTGCTAGTGAAATTAATGCGATGGAGACATACTTTGCTCCAACCGCAGGTACAATCACTAATTTAAACAATCTTTCAACTGAGGCATTGAGAGTTGGGCTTAGTACAATACTACTTGATATTAATGCTAGTACTTTTGATATTTTAACAAATGTCAAAATGACTGGTAATTTAAATTTAAATGGTGGTGCTATATTCAGAAATGATACAAACCCTACACCTCTTAATGATACCACAGCTGGAGCAGGTATGGCAATTAATGTTGGTAATAGTACTGCAATTCCACCTTATTCAATTAATAGGTGTGGTAATACAGATATTACAAATACATTAGCACTTACTTTATATAGTGGAAGTATAGGACAAGAAATTTTCTTTATTTGCACCGAAGGTAGCGGTAGTGTACAAATCCAAGGTATCTCAAGTAACTTAGTTACAACAGGTACTAATGATTACATTACTTTAAATGCAGTAGGAGAAAGTGTACATCTTTTGGCAATTGACAATGGATCAGGCGTTCCAGTTTGGTACATAGTTGGTGGACAAGGATATGTACTATCATAATAATTAAAGAAAGAAAAAATACATGGCAACAACGCCCTTAATCAGAACTCCGCAAGCAGACGGGGGAACATTTTACACGTTCTCTTCCTCTGCTAAAGACTTATCTAGAACTCTCAATAATGATGAGTTAAAGTTAGTCTTTTCTAAGTTTGTGCTTCTTAATCTACCTGATATGGATAGATTAGATCCAACCACATTTAGTAATTTTCAGAACTATATGCAGTTTGATACAATAGATGGTGCAATATGGAGTGGTGGCTTAAAAGGTGATCCTAATGTTAATTTTACTGAAAGTCTTCAAAACTACGCGCTGAATTTAGAAGAACTTATTATCAGTGATGCAACATATGATAACACAACTAACCTAACAGTTACAGAAAGAGTATTCTTTAAATGGTTAAAGGAAACTGGTGCTATGCGATTTAGAGAAGCTACTGCATTAGAGAAAGCAAGTAGTATTACAGATAAAAGATTTGTTGAAGAAGATGAAGTTTTATCTGGGACTCGACAGTATAGAAGAGTAGTTAGATATATTGGTGAAATTGATATTGTAAATAATGTAGATAAAGCCGGAGAAGCTTATACGGAATTATATATTAATGTACCGACAGAGGTGGGTAGAACACCTACAATCCTCTTTGATTCAGTATCTGATAATAACTATCAACCATCATTAAAAATCCAAGGTACAAGCGAGTATATAATGGGAAGGAATTCAGCAACAGTCCACCCACAAGGATTAGACATATTTGCTTATTATGATTATGACCAACCTTTACAAGGTGCAGGACCTGCTGGGTATACTTTACCTTATGCTACGGCTTCAATAACAGACCCAGCACTACCAATTTCTGGTGGTAACTGGATGGATGAAACAACACCTCCTAATACTGTAGATGCTTACTTCACAGAACCAACTACATTTGAAAGTGTTCTTAATGCTAACATTAGAAAATATCCAGCAGATTATAATAATCCTACTGGGTTTACCGGATCTGCATATGTAAGATCTGAGCTTGATGGCATATCTGTAGATTTTAATCCTAATGATTATCAACAAATTGTACAAGATGCTACAATAAGTACTATTCCACAATTTAATGGAACTGACTTAGCTGAATCATTTGAATTTAATGCAGTTGCGGTTTACTATGATATGGTAGACTTAAGTGATTCTAGCAAAACTAAAACAAACTTATACGGTATTTTAATTTTAGACAATATAACTCCTACAACTGATGGAGGATATATTCAAAGATACCCGAAATATAAACCTAATCTTACAACTGGCCAAAATGGTAATAGTTATGGATTTAAAATTAATTTAAGATTTGATGCTTCTCCTGGTACTGCAGGTATTGATACAATTGTAAATGATTATAATACTTTTTCAATGGGATTATTTTCAGATGCATCTGCGCAGTTACAAGCATCGGCTCAAATATTCCAAAGACAGCAATTAGAGATAGCTGACATGGAATTAAGATTAGCTGCTGTTGAGAATACTCTTAATTCAGTTAGTACATCTGCATTCTTACAGTCGCAAATTAATAGTTTACAAACACAAATTGATAATGCTTCATTGGCTTTTGCAAGTAGTACTACATTGTTAGATTTAATTGCTAAAAACTCTGATGAAATTCAAGCATTAGCTAACGGTGAGGTTGCTACTACTTTACAATATAACACTGAAGTTGTTAGACAAGGAACAGGTATAACAGTTAACACTAACACACCTAATCAAATTCAAATATCTAATAATGTGCAAGCATATAATTTAATGGTACCAGTAGATGCTGGTAATGTTCCAATTACTACAGTTGCACCATTAAACTTAAATGTAGTTGATCCTAGGGTATTTGTAGATTTAGGAACATATACAAATATGTTAAGACTAGATACTATAAATACAGCTGCTGGTGATTTAGCTATTTATATTGATGATACTGATATTCAGTGGAGAACTGGACAAACAGTAAGACTAACATTTAACAACATTCCTCTTATGGGATCTCGTGATATAAAAATATATACCGATTCTCCAAGTAGACTTAATACTGGTTCATTTGGAAAATTGGCTGCAACTATACCTAATGCTAAATTAAGCAATACTAACATTCCAATAATTGATCTAATTTGTACAGAGCAAGGAGTGTTAAGTTTTGTATATGATTGCATCAAATAAATAATAAAATTGAAACCTAGATAATGGCTGAAAATAATTCAATACAAACAATGCTTCCGGAACTGTTAAGACTTTTTAACAATTCACTGGAGAGCTTTGAGAAAGTAAATCAAGCGATTACATCAAGTAGAGATTCTGTAACTGTTAACATTCAGAATAATGATGGTACAAATTCTAGGATTACTATTCCAAGTTTTGGTTTTCTTAAAAATTCGGTAGACAGATTAAATACAAACATTAATACTATTACTAACTTTAATGACGGTAATAGTTCTATAAGATTAGCTGATGGTACATTTAGAAAATTAGTTTTAGCTAAATTACCAACCGAGGCACAAGATCTTACTTCATTAAATTCCATTAATGAATTTGATATTAAACCTAATTGGTTTTTTGAGGAATTAATAAATCCATTATTATTTGTAGCATTTGATATTACAGGGCAGGCTCCTATTGATACTGAAAGGGCTATTGTACAAAGATACATTTTAGATACAAACTCACAAAGTAAAATTAATTACTTTGAATCAAATTATAATGGGAATGCAGTAATAGATTATGATACTTTTTTACAACAAATTGTAGAAAAGAATATAGCTTATGTATTAGACGAGGCTGTAGTAGATTTACCACCAAGAGATAAGAGATACTCTGGTAACTTTAGTGTAATTAGAATTGGAGAGGAAAGTGTTACTGAAACTGTAAATGGTGTAGAGCAAACAACTGTTCAAAAATTATATAAGTTAAATAAAATATTTTATACAGATTCGGAGGCTGATTTTGCTGATACTGTACAACTTAAAGTAGGAGATAGTTTAGAAGTAGTATCTACACCAATTGATACTCGATACACAGTAACACAGATTGATGCTAGTACTAATTCCGTTACAGTAAGATTACAGGAAGGTTCTAGGACTATAAGTATAGGTGCTGATGTTTTAAAAATAGGATCTTCATTAAGTGATACTTTAGAGGTAGACGTTACTGTTGGATTTAATGAAAGATGTGTAACCTTTATTAAACCTATTGATCCAGATTCAAAAATACCTGCTGTTAATTGGTCACCGGGTAGTGGATTTTATACAAATAATTTAACAACTATTAATGCTGCTGGTACTCAGCAGACTTTAGCAGATTATTATCAACAGAATGCTGTTGATTTTGGTAGATATCTTTTATCGTTTGCACAAGACAAGATGCCAACAAGTAGGGAAGGTTTAACACCTAATGCTCCAGTTTTAACTTCTGAGGATTTTAGTGTGGCTTTAATAAATGGCCAGGTTAGTAATTCAGATTCTATTGTTCAGCTTAAAGACTTAAATAATCAAAAGAGTACAATACAAGCAACACTTAGTGAATTAGATGTTGCTATTTCTCAAAGTAGAGCAAAAATACAAACAACTAATTATACTACTGAAGTTGAAAGGGATTCAGATAAAAATGCGTTACAAGGTTTAATTACTGAAAGAGCATCACAGGCTAAATTATATTCATCTGTAGTTACCGAAATTGATTCTTTTGCATCTGATAATTCTGTAAGTAGTATAACTCCTAAATATAGAGTAAGAGGATTCTGGGCAATGCCACAAGAAAAATCAGCTCCTGAAACAGGTGTACAGGATATAATAAAATTTAAATATCGTTACAGGTATCTTTCGTCGGACGGTGCTGCTAATGCAGTAGATCAATTTACTTATACTGACGGGTCTGGTACTAGCCAAGGTGCATTTTCTAATTATGTAATAGTGGATAGTGTATTAAGACCTAGGGTTAAAAATACTATAACTGGTTTATATGAATGGGTTGCTATTAATGATGATAATGCAGATGCAGTAAATATTAATCAATTAGACATTCCAATTAGAAAAGGTGAACAAGTAGAAATACAAGTTAAATCTATTTCTGAAGCAGGGTGGCCAGCTAATCCATTAGAAAGTGAATGGAGTACAGCTATAAGAGTAGAATTTCCAGCTGATTTAAGTTCTGATAGTGCTCTTGAATCTATATTGACTCAAAACCAAGAAGACTTAGCGCTAGTTTCATTAAATGAAAATTTAGAATCTATTGGGTTACCTACTCACTTAAGCAGTTCTTTTACTGCTAATGAAACATATTTTGCTCATTCATCTCCAGTAATTGCTTCTGGTTTTCTATCCGAGAATCAAACACCAATTGATTTGTTTACAAAATTACAAGATATGCAAAATCAATTGGATCTGTTTTCAGAAATACTAAGCAGTGCACAAGGTGAACTAGTAACTACTTTAGTTGATGATACTGGTAATACATTTAATTTAAGAAGAAATGCAACTACAAAAGTATTTGCTGGATTCTATTCACAAGAAGTTGATGGATTGGATGATCCTAGAGGTGCTATTGTTTCAAAGACTTATTTTATTAACATTGCAAATAGATCACAAACTGCTTTACAGTTAATAGCTAGAATTACTGGTAATAGAAGTAGGATGGTAAAACAATCTGAAAACCCTGGCTTATATTCGCCAACTAACACTGGAAGTATAATAAATGGTTCGGTTATTTTACCAGCAACATATTCATGGCTAGATAATAGTAAAGATAATCAGTCAAATGATAGGGCTACATACAGGGGTGATGATGCTGATTATAATACGATTAGAAAATATGATCTATCACCAATTCTTTTAACAAATCCTGATGTTACTGCCAGCACAAAGTATGGGCAAATGGTTTCTCAACCACCATTTCAGTCTACACAAAATAAGAATCAGTTTATTTATAGTAGATTTGCTGATGTATCTGCCGAAGGTAATTTTTATAGTTATCTTAATGCAGATTTACCAACAAATGGTTATACTTTTAATTTAGATACATTAGAAAATTTTTATAATGCACCAGCTGCAACTACAGTTTCTGATCCGACAACACAATTTATTTGGGGTGGTGGATTTTTAGATACTGGGCTTCCTACTACAACAGCTTCTTATCCAGGTTCGCAAACACCTGCTGATAATTTAGTATCAGTTTCAATTGCACACCCGTTTTTAACTAATTACACTGCATATAAAGCTGCTTATGAATCTTTAACTGGTGATATTAATACATTGCCAGTAATTATTCCAGGTGGAGGAATAGATTGTACTGTTGCCGGTAATGGTACAGCTGCTGTATTATTTAGACAGTCTAAGTTTTCACCGTTAACTTCTGATTCTCCTTACGGAAAACAACAAGGAATTTATTTAAATGAAAATGTTACCGACTTGTATAATTTGTCAACCGCAACAGGCGCGCCATACGCAGGGCTTACTTTTGATACTGGACAAGTACTTCAGCCTAGCCCATCATTATCGTCGGCTGCTTTAGTAAATCTGTGGGATACTACTGCTGCTGGTTATATTACTGGTGGTTATTCTAGAAATGCTAAAAATTCATTTGAAGGTTTTGACCAATATACTTTAGGAAGGCAGTCTTGTGGATCTTATCTGTTTATATCTTCTGATAATCATTTGAATATTCAAGTAGATGGAGATTCTATACAATCTAGAGAAGTAATACAGTTTGGCCAACAGAATGCTGTTAGTGTTCCTTTGGTATTCCAATATAGAATGACTGATTATTTTGGAACTACATCAGGTACAGGTTTAGGTAATATTGGTGGTGATGAAACAGGTTCTACTGTTAACTTAACATATACTAAAAGAATTGGGTTTGATTTATATCCAAATAATTCAGATGTAGTTCAATTTGATATTGAAGTTTCTGCTAATTATAGATCTGATAGATTAAGTATAGATGTATTCCCTAAAGCAACAGTAACTAAAGGCTTAAGTGATTTAGAAAAAGTTGTATCAGCATTAAGACCTTCATTAACACAAACTGCCGTAAGTACTAGGTCAGGTGGCGGCGGAGGAGGAAGAAGTGGAGCTAATACTTTCATTGGGGAAGCAGACCTGTAATTTAACCATTGCTATATCTTTTGGTGAATATATAAAAAAAGTGAAAGATACATGGCTGAAAACCTGCTCGATAAAGCATCCTATAGTTTAATTAGAACAAACCCTAAGTTAACGGGTAATGTTAAGATTGTGTCTGATGGTATAGACATCTATCTAGAATCATTTAGTGCTAATACTCGACTATCATCTCAGAAATTTAAAGCATTTAAAGTCGACGGTACTAGTACTTATGACCAGGATGTTTTTAAATTTTTTGATAATGGCAAGTTTCCTAAAGAAGCCGCATATGAGATATTCCAAGAATATGAGGATGATGCTGTACTTTCCAATTATCGTAATCAATATGAAATGTTTTATTGTGCTGGTACCAGATCTGTAGCATCAGAAAGCTATTCCCAAAGCCTAGGTACTTTTGCACCACTTTGGTTAAATGAACAAATACCAAATTATTTTGTAATTTTTAGATTAGATAATCCAGCAGCTGTCAACAACTTTAGAGCCGCAACAGAAAATGCCGATACGGCGAATGCGCAAACCTCAGTTAATTTTAATAAAAATGTTTTGGAGAATTGCACAGCAATTAAAACTTTTGATTTAACACAAGGTACTGCATTAGGGTCTTATATTAGAAATTATAGAAATCAAGAAAACTTTCCAGAAGTTCCATTAAATATGACTTGGAGAAGGGATGAGCCTATGTTGTGGAATGGAATATCATATAGTAATGGAGGTTTTACAAGTTCAGGTAATTTTGCATATGAAGATATGGTTACAAAAGATTCAACTATTATACAAGATGAATACTTATTTACACAAGGATTTCAGAATAATGGCATACTTTTAGCAAATCTTTTAAACATGGAATTTTTGTTTGACGATCCTACTGCTAAAGATTATTCTATTAATAGATATTTTGGTATGTATGTTAATGATATTGAAGAAGGTAAGTTTGATATATCCGGTGAGGCTTTTTACAAAGGAACAAATATTGAGAAATCACAACAGCCTACTATAACTTCTATAACAGAAGTTTCCCAATTTTTAAATACTCCATTTAAGTTAACAAATGAAAATGGTATATTACTTTATTTAGATCCTGATAAAACTGAAGTTATAACAGGCTTACCAACACCGGAGAGAGTTAATGAAGTAGAGTCTATATTTTATGTTAAAGATAAAGAAGATGATTTTCATACTATTAAAAAAGGATCAACTTGGGATAAAGATCAGATAAGATTATTTGATACTGAAGTAGACATATCTTTATTTACTGGATATAAGGAGCCTGATACTTTTGCTAATGCAAGTATTATTAGTCGTGCAGGTGTAGCGCAAATGTATATTAAGATATTAGACAATGTACAAGATGGTAGCTCTATTGCTTTTTATGATGGTAGCGAATTTACTGGTCAAATTTTTGCCAATAGTACATTAGCACCAACGCCTGGCAAATCCTTTGAACGATTCTTTAATCCAAACGGAACCATACAAGAAGTAGCTCAATCTATAGCATCTGCAATTAATAAAGGTATTAGTGAAAATGATAGATTTTTTGTTGCTACCTGTAATGATAGTACAGTTTATGTTAAATCAAGGTTTAGTGGATCTAGGTTTAATAGATTAAATTTTAAATTAGATAATCAATATCCTGAATTTTTTGATCAAACAGAAACATATCCTTTAACATCTGAAGTAAAATTGGATGGACACTTTGTTGGTGGAAATGATGTAAAAAATAGTTTATTAAAAGTTACATTAGGTGACCAAGATAGATTTACCAAAGGTGATTATGTACAAACTACTGGTAATTATGCGGTTATAGGTGACTGGGTTCCTTATACTGATGAACCTATTTATAATGGCTTACGAGAAATTATTGGATATACTGATATTGATAAGTACGCAATTATTACATGTAATGATAATCAAATAATGGTAACGCGATCTGGGCAAGTGGCCTTATACTCAGATTACAAACCTTCGTTTGGTAGATTTTCATTTTTTGAAGTTAAAGATTTTGATTTTGATTTTTATAGTACTTTATATAGCCAAGAAGGCGAATTAGATTTTGAATATAATGAATATAATCAAACAGTCGCAGGAGCAGTGCCACTTAAATATGAAGGTGTAAGTAGTAATCCTGAAATTAGAAGCTTTTATGATAATGGTGGTTTTTATAACCTTATCGGTTTAGTAGGTGATGCCGAAAAACAAAACCCTGATGAACAATATATTAAAAGTGAATATGTTAGATTAGAGGAAAACTTTTTAACTTCTCAAGCTGCTATTTCAAGAATTGCTCCATATATTAATAAATGGGCATGGGTTAATAATGGTAAAGATGTTAGAAACCATCCATATAGACTAAATGCAAACGAGGCATTTGGCTTAAATAATTTTGCACCATCTAAATGGGATAAGATCCAAGAAGCTAGTGGTTATACTCATGAATGGTATTACTTATCAGAATTTCCAAATTATTTTACAAAAGATGCTATTGAAAAATCCTGGAGTTATATAGATAAGGCGCCTAGAGATAACACACAAGCTAATTTCGCAACAGGGCAAGCATTTGTCCCAGGAACATTTCAAAATGTTATTAAAGATTATTTTAATGATTACTTTGTAGTTCAAAAGTTTACAACCAGAGGCATTACTGAAATAGATAGGCAGTTAAGGTATGGTAGATTAAATGGTGGTGATGAAAAGAATTTTTCAGAAACATTTTTAAGAGGGGTTAGAATTATAGCAAAAAATAAAGCAATAGGTACAGAGAAAGCTGATTTTAATGCAAGATCATTATCTTATGTCAGAGATGGTGAATTTAATGATTATAGATTTTCGGTAATGTTAGTTCCTAATTTAAACTCAGATGGTAGAACACCAGATCCTAACATACCAGAATTTCAAGTTAAATTTATAAAAAATGAAAAATGGAAAACTGTTGTTATGTTAATTTCTATGGCTTACATAGATAAATGTTTGCAACCAGATATTAATAGTACTTCTATTATAGATAGAACAACTTTATATTCTTTAAATAGTTCATATGTAACTCTTAGTGATTGTTCCCCTAGAATATTAAGTAATGGTAAATATGATTATGAGAAAACAAGTCTAAGAGGGGCAGTTTCATTTGCTACTTCTACACAAGATTCAAATGGTATCTTTACAATTAGGTTTCAGCCAGCCCTTGACGGTACATTACCTGAATTAGTTAATGATGTTAGAATATTAGAAGATGGTTCATACGGAAGTATTAAATGGAGGATTGGAATCGGTACACCGGCGCAGCAAAGTTTTGAAATTAAAGGAATCCAAGGTGTAATTGATAATAGCACACTTACGGCTACTACCGTTACTAAAACTGAAGGTGGTGTTACAACTAACGTTAGCCTTCCTATTGGATCTCCACCAAACAACGCGTTAAGATCGGCTCAATATGACATTAGCCAAGGTGGTTATCAACAATTTGATAATAGGTTAACTGCTGCTGCTTTCGGTAATATTTTTGATTCTGTTAATCAAGGTAATCCTAGCATTATATATGAAACAATTGCAGCCGATGGTAGCCAAATTAAAAATAAAGACGGAAGTTTAGCGCAAACCTTTGGTATTGAATTACGCGCACAGTCTGATATTTTAAAATCTATTTATGTTGGTGTATTACCAGATCCTGCAAAACCAACAGCCTTTAACTTGGCTGATGTAATAGGATATGATTTATCTTTGCAAAAGACACCAAGAATAACTCCTATAGCTAGGCATGCTGGTTATTATGAACCTTACGCATTACCTTTATTATCATTTAGAGACCCTTATCAAAATTTAGATTTTGAAGAAGTTACAGGTGGGACAGGTAGTGTACTTATTCCAGATGCAGCATATAAAATAAAAGTAATGGAGTTATGTAAATATAAGAATGCACAGTTTAATAGTTCCGATCCAGAATTTGGACAAATTCAAAATTTCTTTTATCATAAAGTAAATGAACAAGATCCATCTACTGTTTTAGAATTATCTAGAGAAAGCGCGTTTAATAGTTTATATCCTCTTATTAATGAAATAGGAATTGATTATAGAGATTTTTATATGTTTTCTTCTAACTGGGAACCTTCTTATTTTATAAAGAGTATTGATAAATCAGCAATAGAAAAAGTTATAGGTACAAGATCAATGTTTGAAAGAAAATCATTTTTTGGATCCAAATATCTTAAAGTTCCAGAAACGATTGTATTAGAAACATTTAAACCTGACCCTTTTATAAAAGCCGCTATTAGACAACCGAGTTTAATAAGTGGAACATTTATGTACCAGGATCAACCTGCAGTGTCAATCAGTAAAAGGTCTATTAAGTCAGAAGGCGTTTTAAATACTAGAGCTATTAAGAAAAAACAATCTGCACCAGTAGAAACATTTTATTTGTTTAATCAAAAAAGATTAATGGAATATTTGTTTACTCCAATAAAAGAGCAGTTTTTACTTTATATAAAAGATGAATTTGGTTATGGTGATTTAGAAACATTAGATGATGATGTAAATCAATACATAAAAGAAAATATTTTAAAGTTATATAAAATAGAAAAGGTTGATTTTTATACATTAGCAAGTAGAACTAAAGGTGGATCTACATATACTACAGCCGAATTAACTAATGAGGAAAAGATTAGTAAAGGGTTAACTATTAATAATAATGTAGCATCTAAAACCTTAAATACAAATCCATTTGATTTAAGGCTAATATATAATAAAAGAACAGGTTTCTCTGAATCATATGGGTTCAGTGTCACGATAGTTAAAAAATAATAAAAAAGAAATGCCAATCACTATACAAGAAATAATAGCATCAGATACTATTTCACAACTGGTCGATAAAACAAATTTTAATTTTGACCAATTGTTACTTAATGGTGGAGGGCCTGCAGGACCAGCCGGGCCAATAGGACCAGTAGGGCCTGCTGGTGGAAGAGGACCTAAAGGAACTACCTGGTATGAAGATACTTCTACAACCGCACCTGGGGTCACACCAATTGCAGTGCCACCTACTAGTACGCCATTAGAAGGTGATTATTATTTACAATTTAATGGAGTTGTTTGGGAATATACTGGATTAACATGGTCTCAGACTACTATTGATTTAGAAGGGCCAATGGGCCCACAAGGACCAGGTGGTGGTATGGGAGATTTATTTGGTGGACCTATATCAATAAACCAAGAAACTGCAATTTATAATGGTCCTATTGGTAGTGGGCAAGGTGCTACCACTACTAATGAAGGAATTCCTACTGTTATGATTGGTGGTGCTGTTACGACGACTACTGCTCTGACTGGTATTCCTTTAACAAATGCTTATATAATTCCTAATGAAATAGCAATTGGTGCACAGAGTAATAATGTTTCTTTACTCATTCATCAAAAAGATTCTGGTGGTAAGGCTATTGTTTTTCAAGGAGGAGGAGCAATTCCTGGTGAAAAATATTGGCAAGGGCAGCCTGGTGTAAATAGTGAAATGACTAATTTATCCAATATTAAAATTGGACAAGATGACCGTCTAATTTTAGATGTGCCTAAAGTAGCTACGACACCAACTACCTCAGATGATTTAATAGGAATTCAACTTAATACCCCTGCAAAGTCTCAAAGTTTTACTGCAGGTAAAGCAATAGGATTTCAAACAGGACAAAGAACTACACAGGATTTTTCCGGAGAGAATTCTGATTTTACAATTAATGTAGGTGTTGGTTCCGCTCCAGGTGGAAATAAGTTTAGTTTAACTACAGCAGGTACTGCAGGTTCAACTCTTATGGAATTAGGTGCAGGCTTTCCAGTTGTATTACAACAAACAGCACAAGTAGGTGTAGCACAAATAAGAGCAGGTTTAATTCAATTAACTTCTTCAACTAATCAAAATATACAATTATACTCAGGTGGTCAATTAAAATTAAATACAAGAACTGGTTCAAATCCAGCAGGTACAATATCATTAAACTCGGGAAGTGGTGGAATTTCATTAGATACAAACAGTACAGGAAATATTAATATTCAACAATCTAATTCTAGTACTTCAAACACTGGGGATATTGTTATTGAAAACCTTTCACAGGCCCCTAACACTGTAATAGGAGGTGATATTTATATACAAGGAAATAGTCAAATTATTTTAAAGAAAACTACTCAGACTGCATTAAATAATTGTAGTATAGTTATTGATTATGGAAGAGTTAATCCTACAACGAACCTTCCTCAACCTCATACAAGGTTTGTAGGACCACAAACAATAGCAGGGTTTATTGCATCATACCCTCCACAATCATTTCAGACTCTTATATATAAAGATCCTACTGGTTATGCTAGCGGTTCAACTAATATATTTGAATTAACTGGAAATAATGGTGTTACTGATTTAGCCCCAGGTGCAATGTTACAAGCATGGACTGGTGGAACTCAAACGGCTACCGGTTTAGATGCAGGTTTATTAGCTATAGCAATGGGAAGCGAAGGACCACAGAGTCCGGTAGCTCCGATAAATTTTATGTGGGATAATACATTAGGATTTTCTGTAAGAGACAGTGGTAATAATAATGAATACTTTACTGCAAGTAAAAATAAAATTGCATTTGCATCACCGTGGGTATTAAAAAGAGCAACTGGTAGAAACTCATCTATTAATAACACCCCTTCAGTAATTTATTCACCGGGCTCAACTCAGTCCGCTCCTATGAATTATGGGTGGAATACACGACAGATTGGAACACCACAAAGTCTAACACCTAGTGGTCAATATCCTTCTTTAGGAATGCCAACAACTCTAGAATTAACAGTTCCGTATATTTCTCTTAACTTTGGACCGGGTTATGGTTTTACTGCTGACCCATCTATTCAGCCGTCGCCGGCATTTAGCCAATCGAACCCGGGCTATGATTATAAAGTTACTTTTCCTATTGGTGGATACCCTGGGCAAAGGTTATTAGTTAAACTATACGTACAGGCATTAGCGTACAACTCGGCTACTAAACAAGGAGGTACACTTTCTGTTAGCAATTATGGGTCGGTTGATCTAAGGATACCAATGTTTAGAATTAAGTCGCCTACATCAACAGGAAACTGGACCTCTTGGTGGGCAGCAGCAAGCAGTAGTGGTAGCTCTGCACAGGTTATTGATGGTTATCAAGTAATAACAGTATCAACAGATTCAACTGATGCTGGTGATGGGATCGGTAGATATAAAATGATTGATATGTTTTGGGATGGCAAAGAAGTACAACAACAGGGTGCTGAGGTAAATTTTGCTGATGCTAATGCATTCTCAACACTAGTACAACATGGCTGGTCTATACTGTCATCTTCTATTGGCTCTACTAACAATAATAGAATAACAATTAGTGGTTATGATAATTCACCAGGGTGTTTTGTAGCCGGGACTGAAATAGCTTTAGCGAATGGAGATACAAAAAATATTGAAGATATTATTTCAGGTGAAGAGTTAATAACATGGAATGAATCAAAACAAACAACTGAGGTAGGTACCGTAGGTGGATTAGATGTAATAGAAAATGTAGGTATGGTAATTGTATTAGACTTTGACAATGGATCTACTCTTAAGGTAACTGAACATCACCCATTCTATCATATAGATGGTGAAAATGTAGGTCTAATAGATGCAGCTGAATTAAGAGAAGGTTTTGAAGTATATCAATTAAATGGAGAAAAGGCTAAAGTAGTATCTACAAAAGAGGAGCAAGGTTTATATACTGTTTACAATATAACCAATGTTAGTGGTAATCATAACTATTATACAAATGAAATATTGGTACATAACAAAGGAGGAAATTAATAATTAATTAACTTAAAATGACAAAGAAAGAAATAAAAGAACTTAATGGATATGTAAGTAGGTACAGGGAAATTCAACTTTCCTTAGACTTAATGCAAAAAAGTATTGAGAGTTTAGCAAAGAAAAGAGATGGTCTATTTGAAGAAGTAGACGGAATGAAACTTAAAGAAAAAAAGTTTATTGATAAAATTGCAAAAAAATATGGAGCTACTGAAGTAACACCTAATAAGTTAATGAAGTATATAAAATGATTTTAATTATTAAAAATATTCTTGGTATTCTAACAGACCCAAAGAACACTAGGATGTTTTTATTGGGAGGAATCATAGTGTTATTATTTTTACTAGTTAGGCAATGCAATGAAACTGAACAGGCAAAGGGTGAAGTTACTAGGTTTCAAAATAATCTTGAGGCAGCTAATGATACCATTCGTAATTATGTAAATGAAAATGGAGAATCAGTTGGTGAAATAAAAGGTCTTAATTTATCCTTAGAAGAATTAAGAGATAGTTTAGAATTTGAAAAGAATAGACCTCCTATAACAATTGTAAAATACAAAACAATCGTAGAAGAAAGAATAGTAGAAGTTCCAGTCAAATCAAAAGACACTGTTGTTAAACAAGATGGTGTGGAGTTTAAATCGGTATTAAGTTTTAATTCTAAAAGTGATTGGGAAAAAAGCTCAAGATTAATTGATGTATCTTTACCTTATACATTTACTGATAGTTTAATGTTCGGTTCTGCTACCATAGGATTGAAACAAAATATATGGTTAGATGCTACGCTGTCACAGGACTTAAATACAAAGGAAGTTTTTATTAAATTAACTTCTGATTATCCTGGTACAACATTTAATAATACTCAGGGAATTATGATTGATCAAAATAGTCCTGAGTTTAAAAGTATACAAATGAAAAATAGAAAACCTTTTGGATTAGGTGTTAATATGGGAATGGGAATTACTGGTGATGGTAATTTTGGACCATACATCGGAATAGGAATTTCTTGGAACCCAAAGCTTTTGCAATGGTAAATAAATAGAATAGAATGGAATCATCAAGGTTTATACAAATATCTGAGCAAATACTTATAGAGTATGTGTATACTAGTCAGGCAACGCCTACTACGTTTAATACAGCATCGTACCCTATTGAGCTTATGAGAGATACTAATACTAAAGGAACTTATTTCTTTAATACAGATAGTGTTTCTGCTGTGATGGGTAATTATAGAGATATATCAGCTGCATCTAACAATGCTACTAAAACTCAGTATGTTTCATTGGACACAGACATTGGTGTTCCTTATAATGATTTTAGTTCAGCATTAACTGATAGTGCAGATCTTTTACAAACATTTAGTCCAGAATTAGATGTAGCTTATGATAAAATAAAAATACATTTTGTAGCTGGATTTAATTTTGAAGGATTTGATGGTATTGTATTTGAAGCATTAGCTCCTAGGAGAGATAATGTTATGTTAAACCTGGCATCGATTAATTTTCTTAAAACCGATACACCAACGTTTAGCCCAGAACCACTCTTATTAGCTGATAAGCTTTATGCTACTTATATTGAATGGCGAGTACCTTCACTATATTTTATGAATAATTTATTTAGTGCATCTCAACCTAATGGAGTAGCTTATAAAATAACTGAAGGACAAGGATTTTTAAGTACTCCACCAATTACACTAAGAGCAACCGGTATTTATCAAACTATCGTTGAAAACGCGTATAGCTTTTATGAAATGCAAGAAATCAATTCGGTTTCCATATTAAGTAGAGATATCTATGATAATTTATATGCACAAGTAATTCAATCAGATAATGGTGATTACTTTGAATTATCAGGGCAAGTAACAGGATCTACCTTTAGTAATTTTATTGCACAGTTAAATTCTTCCGGTGGACAGTATGTAGTATTTCATGAAATAAGTGTTACAGAACAGGTTGGGCAAGTATTTACACAGACTAGTTTTCAAGTTATAACTCAAGATACTGAATTTGATGAACCTGTATTATTTAGGCCTATTATTAAGAATGCAAATAAAGCCGTTTCATTTTCTATAAATTATGTATTAAGATTATACAATAAAGCTGATGCTACACAGATAATTAAAAATGCTAAGCTAACATCATTTGAACCACAGATTTATGGACCTAATATGATACAAGTTAACTTAGGAGTAGTACCAACGGTTGCTAATGTATATAATAGAATTAATAATGATACGGGAAAACAAATTGTAGTCGGTGGTGGTAGTGGTGCAGAAACACTTAATGTAGATACCACTGAGCAAATTGTAGAGAAATTAGTAGTAAAAACTAGTTATGTAACTACCTTTAGGGATAGAATAAAAGTTAAAGCTGCAATTTCTCCAGTTAAAATTCAAACAATAACACAAACCAATGGCAGCGAGACAGAGTAAATTATCACAAGCAGAACAAATACAAAAGAAAGCTAAAACTAAACAGGTAGTTGGTGGTGTAAGAACTAATATATCATTAACTAAAACTGAAAAGGAATTTTATCAAAAATTTGTTAATCTTTCAGTTAATGAAATGCCTTTACCTTCAGGTGATGGTACAATTAGAATATCTTTATTCGATGATTATTATCTTTTTACAATGTTTGATGAAGTTGATGGCGAGGACACTCCTATTGATTTAAGTAATGTAGGTGATTTATATTTAAACTTTATTGGTGAAGAGGATGAAATTGATATACTTAACCATACTCAAGTTGATGAAATAGATTTATCAAAAGGCGAGGTACTTTTTAGAATTACTAGGTCAGATAGTAAAAAAATACTAGCATTATCTAACAATAATTTTTACATATCTACAAGAATGGTTGATCGTGAAGATGGATCTACATCTGATGAATCAGTTTTATATCAAGGTATATGGCTAGCTGTAGATGATGCAAATAGAATATCTCTTACTAGACAGATTGAGGAAATGAGAGTAGAATATAGTATATTATTAGCAAAGTTACAAGATGAAAACACTAGATTAAAAGCAGAAAATGCTGAATTAATTAATTCAGGTGAAGAAGATGATGCTACTATAATAAGATTACAAAATAGTAATGAAGAATTAACAAATGAAATAGCAGAATTATCTAAAGACTTAAAGTCCACTACTATAGAATTAATCAACCGTAGAGCCAAAGAGGCACAAGCAGCTGCTAATAGACAAAAACTAAGAAAGCAACAAATAATGGCTTCAAAGAAGAAAGCAATAGTTGCACAAACTAAATCTAAACAGAGATTCTTTTTTAGAAATGCAGCTAAGAATTTACAGAATTTTACTATTGGAAGAACTTCAGTTGGATCTATGATTAAGCCTGACTTATTTGATGGTAGACCAGGAAATGGATTTGATCCAGATAGAAATACATATTAACAATTAATCATGATATTAAGCGCAAGAAATAATCAATTTAAATTTGATTTCCCTAGAAATTTTATACCTGAGCCAATTGCTAAAAAGTATAAACCTTTTCTTACAAGAATACCTGGCGGAATAATCAAAGAACCTATAGATTATTGGAATTATGGAATTCAATCTCTTAATTTACCAGGACCTTCTTTTGATGCAGTTACCCAAGTAGATTACCCAGGAAATCAACGTGCATTTAGATCAAGTATACCTAAGCAACAATTATTTGATAAAACAATGACAGTTACTATGCAAGCATTTGATGGCTATGTAAATTATTGGATGGCAATTGAAATGTTTGACTATTACTATAAGTTAAGTGGAAAACATCCATATTTACCAGAAGGTGTAGGCGTTCAAATGTTAGATGCTGATGGAACTATATTTGTTACTGTGCAATTAAAAGATATGTTTATCTCTGAAGTAGGTGCATTAGATTTAAATTTTTCAAGTAACACGATAGAATTTCAAACCTTTGATATAACATTTGGATATAATGTATTAGATGTCGTAGTTAACATAGACTAATATATAAACAAATAAAGAACACCAATGAAAACATTTAAAGATTACCTAATTGAAAATAAAGAAGATTCTTTAAACATAGAAGATTTATTAAATGAATCTCATGATTTAACAGAAGAACAAGATGCTGCAATTGATATGGCAGTAGAACGAATTCTTGAAGCTCAAAAAGAAGGTAAGAATTTAGAAGACTGTGTTGAGGAGATAATCAATGAAGGTTTATTAGGAAGTATATTTGGTGGTTTAACTGGTTTTGCATTAGGAAAAACTATAGGTAAAGCTGTGGCTAAAGTATTAGGTGTTACTAAAGGTGTTCTGTATGATTTATTAACCTCACGTCTTGTAGGTGCTGCGCTAGGTGCAGTTATCGGCAAGAGAATATAATTAGAATGATTCACATAGGAATTGACTTTTCATTAAATAGTCCTGGTGCCTGCGTTGAAACAGCCGATGGCAAATATCACTTTATAACTTTTTTTAATTACGGAAATCGTATATGGGATGAAGAAGGTAGAAAAATACCTAAAGCATTCAGTGTACACAAAGAATTAATGGATGATAATGCTTTATTAGGATTTCCTTATAATAGAGAAGTTACAAGTAAAGAGTTTTTACCTAGAGAGAGACAGAAGTTAGAGGATGCAGGAAATATTAGCTCACTTATGGTTAATATATTTTCAACCTTATTTGAAGGTGATAAGGTAGCAGTTGCATTAGAAGGATTTTCTTATGGCTCCAAGGGTAATTCATTTATAGACATTATTCAGTACAATACTTTTTTAAGAAAAGAATTAATAGATAAGTATTCTATAGAAAATTTATCTGTCTTTCAACCATCTCATGTTAAGAAACTTGCTGGGAAAGGAAATGCAAATAAACATTATATGGCTAAAGCATTCCAAGATGATGTCCTTAATGATAAGAACTTAAGGAGCACTAAACTTTGGAAATGGACTCAAGGAAAAGACTTCAGCATTAAAATACCTAAACCTATCGATGACATCGTTGATGCCTACTTTATACTTAAAGCCCTGAAGGCTAACAATTAGATACTTTTCTTACTCTGAATAGTTAAAAATTATATTGCAACATGTTAACATTGTTTCAGCTTTCTATAAAAAAAATTAAAATAAAATGATAAAACCTTTAGGAAATAGAATATTTTTAAAAAAAGATGAGCAACCAGAGAAGCAAGGCAGTATAATTTTACTAAAAAAAGAAGGGATGTTTGCACCTCCGTATTCAGGTACAATCACTGGAGTAGGAGATGGGGTAGAAGATAAAGATTTTAAAATAGGAATTAAAATACTTTTTCATGATTTAGCTGGTAGTGAATTTAAATATAAAGGAGAAACAGTATTAAGTATAAGAGAACGTGATGTAACTGCAATAATAGATAAAAATGTTAAAATAGTCTGAAACAAACTGACTTAGGGGATATATAATAAACAAAGGAATCAATAAAGTATTGGTACTTTTTAAAAGGCGATAACAAGGCGAAGTAAATAGGCAATAAAAAATTAAAAGGCGTTTAGATACGGAGTTTGTTATCATAAATTAATAATAACAAAAAAAGGCAATTAACATGGCAAATGAATTCGACATTTTTAACGTAAGTGTAAAAGATTTAGACACTGGTGAAAGACCATCTTCCGCAGGGAGTGATCTTTATTCACCTAAACCAGATCAAGGACAGGACGGAACTTACCGTTCTTTAATTAGGTTTCTACCTAATGCTAAAAACCCAAGAAAACCATTTGAAAGAAAGTATGTCTACTGGTTAGAAGACAGAGAGGGAAACGGCTTTTATGCTGATTCACCATCAACGGTTGGAGAAAAATGTCCTGTACAGGATATGTTCTTTAAACTAAGAAACTCTGAATCTGCTGTAGACAAAAAGATGTCAGAAGGTTTAAAGCGTAGAGAAGTATTCTATGCATTGGTACAAATCATAAAAGATCCACAAAACAGAGATCTTGAAGGGCAGGTTAAAATCATGAAGTTTGGTTATAAAATCAAAACTAAAATTGATGAAGAACTGAATCCACAATTTGATGAACCTACTCAAGTATTCGATCCTTTTGAAGGCAAGAATTTTGAATTAGTAATTTCAAAGAAAGGTGGTTTTCCAAATTATGATTCTAGTAAATTCCACGGAAATAAATCTCCAATGACAATTGAAGGTGAAGCGGTTACAAACAGTGATGAAAGCCGTAAGGCAATTTTAGAGTTGTTAGGTACTGCACCAGATTTATCAACATGGGGTTATAAAGCATGGGATGATATAGTAAGAGGAAAGGTAATGAATGTATTATCTCAATTCACATCACCAGGTGATTCAATTCAAAACATCACAAGATCAAAACCGGCACCAGTAAATACACAAGCTACTGAAGCTGCTGCAACTAAAGCAACAACTGAAACAAAGGAAACTCCTAAGGCTGAACCTGTAAAAGGTGAAGAAAAGAAAGATGACTTTGATGATTTCATTAATGGTTTAGATCTTTAATAAGTATGGCAGAGGAAGTAATAATATCTTCTGAAATGAAAGCTCGGATTATCGATAAGGTAGTCCGAGTTCTTCATACTAATCATACTCATCCAGAGAAGAGAAGAATATTGGAGAGTAAAGGTAGGTTAAATTTTGCATGCCCTTACTGTGGTGATTCTCATGATACACCAAGAAAAAAGAGAGGAAATATTTATTGGAATGATTTATACTTTCATTGTTATAATTGTTCAGCTCATGCTTCCTTAGATGTATTCTTAGCAGAACATAATGAAAACTTCGAAGGCGATGATAGAATTAATGTTATTAATTATATTAAGGAAAATCGTAAACATTTTTCATTAGGAGAAAATTTAGATTTTTATCTTTTTGATAAAGCAAAAGAATTAGCATTAACTTTTGATGAAATAGCTTTAGGTTTTAATGTATATCCAATTAATACTTTAACATACCAAGCATATCCTTATTTAAAGAGTAGGCTTCTCCATCATAAAACTGAAAGGTTTGGTTTTGACCCAAGGCGTAGAGAACTATATGTTTTTAATTTAACACCTGAAGGTAAAATATTAGGATTCCAAACTAGAGACTTAGGTGGTAGTGGTGGTCCTAAATATAAAACTTGGAATATAGAAAGAATTTATGACAGATTAAAATTACCATTAAAAGTTACCGAAGAAGAATTAGATAACCTAAATAAGATATCAATGTTATTTGGAATCTTAACTGTTGATATGTCTCGAGATTTTTCAATATTTGAAGGTCCTATTGATGCAATGTTTATGAATAACTCTATTGGTTTAACTGGAGTTAAAAAACAAATTATTGAATTTAATGAAATACCTACAGCAAGATATTTCTTTGATAATGATTTAGAAGGTAAAACAAGAATGATTGAAAAACTTAAGGGTGGTCAAACTGTATTTATGTGGGATAAGTTTTTAAAGGATTTTGACATTCCATCAAGAAAGGTTAAAGATTTAAATGATTTAGTTAAATGGGAATACAGTAATAGATCTGGGTGCTTAGGTGACCTGGATAAATATTTTACAAAGGATTCATTAGATATTATTTTTATATGATGAGTTTAAAAAATTATAATAATTTTGTGAATGAAGAAATAGATGACTTTTATAAAGATTTAGAAAGTAATAGTAAAAGACTAAAACTTTTTTCTACATTTGGTAAATCTGAATTAGATGAAGTTAAAACTAATTTTTCTATACCAGCACCTAAAAAGAAGTTTCAGCCTAAAGTAAAGGGTTTTAAAAAGATTAATAAAGATAAAGGTATATTTTAAATGGAGTATAATGACATGGCAACAGGTGAGGCTAATGAAGAATTAGCAAAAAGATTAGCTAAAGATAGAGATGATTGGAAAGAAAAGATAAGCCACTTGGTTGGTTTACTAAAAGAAGTTCGCAATTTATCCGAGTGCCAAGTAAATATGTTATCTTATAGACAAATCCTATTGGATAAAATTACTGATTTTAAAACTACAAAACAAAAAAGACAAGGTGCATATGACAGATACTATAAAATCAAGTATAGAGAATATTCAATTGATTATGATGTTAAATTAACAAGTGGTGAAAAGGTTGCTTTTATTAAAGCTGACTTATCTCATTTAAGAACACAAATGGAAATGCTACAATCTCATATGGACTATTACCAAGAATGCATAAAGACATGTGATAACTTAGCATTTGCTATTCGTAATAGAATAAGTTTAGACGATAAAGAATACTAATGGAATTATCCCTCTCGGAAAATAAAAAGTTTTTAGTTATTGATGCTTGTACTGAATTAGAGTATGAACAACTAAAAAGTAGTTTAACTAAAAAGATTGAAGGTTGGCGCTTTCACCCTTTAGTTAAAAAAAGAGTATGGGATGGTAATGTATCATTTGTAAAAAGAAATAAAATACCTGCAGGTCTATGGAAAGAAATATTAGATATCTGTAAAGATTATGACTTTCCTGTTACCTTAAATAATATAACCAATATATTTGATACTGAAATCAAAGAAGACGAGTTTAGGAAATGGGTTACTAAAATATTTAAAAAGCAACCAGAATTTAAACCTAGAGAATACCAAATAGATGCAGCTTTTAAAATATTAAAGTATAGAAGGTGTTTAGCGGAATTAGCAACATCTGCTGGTAAAACACTAATATCTTTTATGGTAGTTGCTTATCTTATGGACAAGCTAAATAAGAAAAAGATATTAATGATTGTCCCTAATGTAAATCTAGTCTTACAGGCTACTGGTGACTTTGATGAATATAATAAATGCGGAGTTCCTTTAAAGACTCAACAAATTTATGCCGGTGTAAAAATAAGAAAAAGTTCTAATCTAGTTATTGGTACTTATCAATCTTTAGTTAAAAAGGACGAGGAATACTTTAGCCAATTTGATGCTGTATTTGTAGATGAAACTCATAAAGCAAAAGCAAATTCTATTCAAAAGATTATGGATAAGTGTTGGCATTGTGATTTTAGATTTGGTTTAAGTGGAACCATACCTAAGAAAGGAACTGTTAATAGATTAAGTTTAATGTCTGCCATGGGCCCATTGGTTACTCAAGTTAAAGCAAATCAATTACAACAAGAAGGTTTTATTGCCAGTTGTAAAGTTATGCAACTTCATATGGATTATGCAACAGACGAACAAAAGGAATCATTTTCATTTTTATCTAAAAATCCACAAGATAGACAAAGATTATTTGGATTAGAACAAAATTTTATAAATCAAAGTGAAAAGAGATTAGATTTTGTTTGTCAAGTAATTAAAAAATCTACATCTAATTCATTAGTACTATTTCATAAGATTGCATACGGTGAAAAACTATATAATAAATTAAGGCATATAACAGACAAGAAGGTTTACTATGTAGACGGCTCTGTTAACGTAGATATAAGAGAAGAGTTTAAAAGCAGAATGGAAAAAAATGATGATGTTATTATTGTAGCATCTTATGGTACCTTTTCAACTGGTATTTCAATTAAAAATATACATAATATCTTTTTTACCGAAAGTTTTAAATCTGAAGTAATTATCAGACAAAGTATTGGTAGAGGATTAAGAAAGCATGCATCGAAAGATGTTGTAAAAATCTATGATTTTATAGATGATTTTAGATATAAAGCCGAAGACCATGATTGGGTTAATTATATCTACCGCCACGGTATTGCTAGGCGAACAATATATAAAGAAGAAAAGTTTCCATTCGAAGTTCAGAACATAAGATTCTAATATAGAATATCTTTTCACTAAGACATGGATATATAAAAAAAATAAAAATAACTAAAATGAAGTCAATCAAAAAGTTTTCTGCAATGACTGCAAAAGATCAACCGATCACTGAGTCAGCAAAAGTAACAAAAGAAGCTGTTGATGAATTGATCAAAAAGATTGGTTTTGACAGTATAGAAGAGTTAAAAAAGGAGAAAGATCTTCTTTCAAAACTCGAAGCAATGTCTAAGACAATTGCAAAAAGTAACGATATATCTGAGGATGAAATCGAAGAAGATAGAGCCGAAGATATTGAAGATGAAATGAATGCCAAAGGTAAAGCAAAATCACTAGAAGGTACTGAAGATAAAGAAGGCGACGCTGAAGTTGTTGATTCTGATTCTGAGGTTGCTGAAGATGAAGTAAAAGAATTATCTGGAAAAGCTAAAGAAATAGAAGATGAGGTTAATGCAATTGGTTCTACTAAATCTTTAGAAGATAAAGAAGGTGAAGAAGTTTCTGATGAACAAGAAATTACAGCAGAAGTTCCAGCTGAAGCCGATGAGGTTGAAGATGAGGACGGTGTTGATGTAGCTTCAGAAGAAGAAGAAACTCCAAAAGCTACTAGAAGAATTATGGCTTTCGAAGATTTCATTAAAGAAAAAGAAGAAACTATTAATAAAAACATTTCTTATCATGATGATGATGAAGAGCCAGAAGATTATGCTGTTCCTGTAGCAGCGTCTGCTGATCCTCTTGCTGAAGCAAAAGTCAATGAAGATGATGAAGAAGAAGGTAAAGATGATGAAAAGAAAGGTGATGAATTAGAAGATAAAGGCGATAAGAAAGTTGATTCTGAAGATGATAAAGAAAAAGCAGACCATTATAAAGGAGCTGTTAAATCTGATGATAAACAAATCGATGCTTTAAAGAAAGATGTTGAATACGATAAAGAAGAAGAGGAAGATGCTGAAAAGAACGAATCTAAAATAATGTCTTTTTCAACATTTGTTAATGAAGCATATGATAGAGTTGTATTCGGTGGAGATAAAGGCGATAAATCTAAAACACATGATGGCGAAGATTTTGAAGATGAGGATGAAGATGATAAGAAAGACGAATCTGCAAATGAAAAGTACGATGATGTTGTACTAGGTGGAAATAAAGGTGATAAATCTAAAACACATGATGGCGAAGATTTTGAAGATGAGGATGAAAAAGACGAATCTGCAAATGAAAAGTATGATGATGTTGTACTAGGTGGAAATAAAGGTGATAAATCTAAAACTCACGACGGTGAAGATTTCGAAGATGAAGACGAAAAGGATGAATCTGTTGAAGAAGCTGTAGGTGAAGTAATTACTAAAGTTGAAGGTGATGAAATTAAAGATGAAGAAGCTGGAGATGATGGAATAGCTATTCCTGTAATTAAAGGTGATGGACCAGAAACTGCTGCAGGTATTGCTGGAGATATGATGGATATGGGTAAGCCTAAATCTATTGAAGGTAAAGGTAAAGAACTAATTACTCCTGATCAAAAAATTACTGATGTAGTTAAAGGTGAAGCAGATGATAAAGCTGATGGTACTGAAATTGTAAAGGAAGAAGAAGAAGTATTACCTGATGATTCAATTGCTGAAAAATTCAGAAAGCTTGCTGCTAATAAATTAGGTAAAGTAAATGAAGCTGAAATTAAATCTGCTGATGAATTTAAAGAATATGCAATGAAAATGTTAAAAGATGCATTCGGAGATGACTTTGATGAAACTAAAGCAACTGAAACTGCTGATGGTTTAATTGATAAGTATGGTGAAGACTATGGAGCAATGGTTGGAGCTTTACAATCTACTATGGGATCATAATAAAACTAAAGACATGAAACATATAAAATTGTTTGAAGAATGGCTGACTGACAAAAGTCAGCCATTTTTGTTTGAAGGCGGTGCTGCTGGTCATATGCAACATCCATTTGATGATAAAGATTTAACCTTTGGTGATTTTAAAGCAATGGTTGATGCTGGTCTTAGAGGCCAACTAAACTTTGAAGAAGATCCTACTGAAAAGACCGATGGGCAAAACCTATTTGTAACTATGCAGGATGGCAAAGTAAAATTTGCTAGAAATAAAGGACAAATGGCAAACCCAATAGATCTTAACGGAATTGTTAGTATGTTTACAGGCCATGCATCAAAATTAGTAGAAGATACTTATATCTTTGCTGCTAGGGATTTAGATAAGCTATTAAGAAAGCTTTCACCAGCAGATCAAGAAAAGTATTTTAAGAATGGAAAAGATTTTATGAATATGGAATTAATCTATTCATTGAATCCAAATGTTATCCACTATGATACTGATGTTATACAATTTCATGGAATAAAAGAAACAGACGGTAAAGGTAATATCATAGGTACAAACAATAAACCTGCCAAAGAAATAACAAGTATACTTCAAAAGGTAAAATCTGATATTGGTAAAACATTTAAAATTATACCTCCAAAAGTAATTCAATTACAAAGAGATTTAGATTTTACTGCAAATAAGAAAAAGTTTATTAATCAAGTCAATGCTCTAGAAAAAAGATATGGTTTAAACGACGGTGATGAAGTTTCAAGATACCATGAAATGTGGTGGAGAGAATTAATAGATAAAGAATTTCCAACATTATCTCAAGATGTTAAAGAAGGTTTACTTAAAAGATGGGCATACGGCGACAAGAAGAGTTTAAACATGAGATCTTTAGCAAAACAAGTTGGACCTAAAGAAGCTGCATTAGTTAAAAAGTTTGATAAAGAGGATGTAGGTAAAAAATATAAAGAAAACATTAGACCTTTTGAAGATTTATTTTTAGAGCTCGGTTCTATCATTATGAAGAATGCTTCTAACTTCTTAGCTGCTAATCCATCTGGTGAAGCACAAAGACTAAGAAAAGAAATAGAAACTCAAGCAAGTAAGATTAAAAAGACAGGTGGGGTAGAACAAATTAAAAAGGTTGAAGCTGAGCTTGCAAGACTAAGCCGTATTGGTGGTATTGAATCTATATTTCCAACTGAAGGTATTGTATTTAAATATAAAGGTAAGATTTATAAGTTAACTGGTACCTTCGCTGCGATTAATCAATTAATGGGCATAATTAAATTTGGTAGATAATTGTTAATAACTTTTAGTGAAATAATTTTTTTATCCCAATAAAATTGATTATATTTATATAATAAAATAAAAAACAACATGGACTATTTACACACATTTGAATCCCTTAATGAATCAAAAGATATGGACACTATTAAAAAGATGGTATTGGATTATGCCGAAAAGAAAGGCAAATCTAAATGGAAAGATTTACAAAACTTAATTGTTAAGCATAAAGGCTTGGATCCTAATGACAGAAGCAACAGAGGTTATTTCTCCTCTTACTTTTCTGGTGGATCTGATTTTATGAAAAGATTAGGACATGATAAAAACATAGGTAAACATGGAAGAGGCTCAAACTCATACGGCTTACTAATGAGACCTACTAAAAAAGATCCTCGCTACTTAGAGAAAGATGGTAAAGATTATATTGTTAAAGTATGGGATGGTAAATCTAAATTAGCATAATATGAAAAACTTTAATGAATTTATAAATGAAGCCGTAAATTATAAAGACCGTAGCGGTAAGTCATTTAAGATAAAAGGAATAAATTTTGTTTACACTGAGCAAGGTGGTAGATTTTATGGAACTAGTTTATATGATGTAGCTAAAACCGCTAATGTTAGTAAAAGATCTAAAATTGGATTAGATGATACCAATAAGTTATTAAAGTCAATGGGTATTAAAAACCAAGTACCTGCATATTATGAAACTGATGATTTGGATAAGGTATGCAAGGAACTAAAGAAAAAGGGCATAGTATGTGACTACGGTGATTATATGGATGTATCATAATTAATATGTAATAATAATAGGAAAATAATATAAGTGTATTAAAGGTGAGTTAAAAGACTCATCTTTTTTGTTTTAAACATTCTTTAAATCTAATATATAAAAGGTATAACTAAAAACTAATAATGAAAGAGTTAACAAACATATATAAAGAAGTAGGGCAACAATTCGTAAATGATCTATTTAAAGATTATTTGCTAGTGACCGAAAAACTATCCGGATCGTCTTTTGCTTTTGAGAAGCATGGAGACCAAATACAATTTTTTAAAGGCAATAGCAAAATGCCTATCAATATAGTGGACCGAACACTAATGATGTATTATGAACCGGCAATCCAATACATACTTAAACAAACAGAAGGGCATATACAAGATTTACCAGATCATTGGAGATTTTGTTTTCAGTACTTTGTTCATAATCAACCAGGAGCTATTAAATATGATAATCTTCCTGATAATAATTTAATATTAACTCATATCCAAGTAAAGAACTCTAAAGGTAAAATTGCTAAAGTAATTGAAGATCCTAGAGTATTAAGAGACTGGGCTTCTGCATTTCAAGTTACTCCACTTATTCCTATATTCAGCGGATATTTAAAAGAAGAACAAAAAAGAAAGATTAGAGAATTTCTTTCTACACCAAGAGAAGACCAAATGGAAGTATTTGGTACAAGTTCTTTTGCAAAATATTTAATCGGTTGTTTAAATCCTACTATCGATAAAACTACTTTACAAAATGATTTAGATAAACCTATTGATTCTATTATCTTTAAATTTTACAGACCAGGTACTAATCAAACATTTACAGCTAAAATGATTGATCCTTATACTCAGATGTTAATGAAAGATAAGGAGCCTGTAGATTTAAGAAGAGCTCCTGCTGATATTAATGAAATTCTTTTATTAGATATTTTAGCTTTTATAGAAGAAAGAGGTTTAAGAGCAGGTGAATTGCTAATGAACACACCACAAGAAAGATACATTGAATTAATAAACAACTTATTTAATGATTATACTACTAAGAGAGGAGCTGATTTGCAAAAATTAGATATTCAAAAAGCTGATTTTGCAAAAGGTCCTGAGTTTGATGTAAATTTAGATTTAATTAAAAATGGTAGGACTAAAGAAATTTTACAAAAATCAGATTCATTAAAGAACTTATATAAAATAATGTTAGGATCTTTAAGAAAGAAAAGAAATCCTAAAAGAATAGGCGCAGTAATGACAGCATCTGTAATTGATGATTTTAATAAAATGGTTTCTAAAATAAGTGATAGCATTAATAAAGAAACTTCTAAAGAATTTACAACATTTGGAGAATACTTAAATAATAAAGTAGCTGAAGAAGTTAATCATAAAGATCTAGAAGAATTAGTTGTAGAAGAAAGGGTTCTTAATTATAATAATTTTATTAATTTAGGAAAGGTTGATGTTTTAAATGAAGCAAAGAAACAGCCTAACGTAAAAGAAAGGCAGGCCAATTGGTTAAAGCATTATGAAAAAACTTTTCCTAAAACAAGAAAAGATTCTGCAGGTGCTAAATATAGCCCAGAATATGTAAGAGCTAATTTTGGAGCAAATGATGGTACAGCCGAAGAAAACATTCAGAAATATTTAAAGAGTTTAAAAGTACCTTCATCTGCATATAAGATGGAAGGCTTTCCTAACGGCCATTACCATAAAGATGTTGGCAAAACTTTTTCTGGTCAATTTCATACTTATAAAATAATATTAAAGGCTAATAAACAAATATTAGGGCAAGACTTTAAAAGAGGAGATACTATTTTTCTAACTAACCGTTATAAAGTAAGTGCAAAGACAGGTGAAGCAGCAGTAATAAAAGGTAAAGATTTAACTCCTGATGCAATGGATCTTGCAAGCACTACATATAAAACGGGAGTAGCAGTTGTTACTAAAGTAAATCAGTTTATAGATAACACGTCTTATCCTGACAATTATAAACAATTCATTAAAGATTCTATGCAAATAGTATTAAAAAATAAAGTTGGCACCTTTACGGATTTTGAAGTCTATGCTTCTAGTGGAACTCCTATAGTATATAAAGTTGGTGCTCCTTTCTTTGATGGAATAGATCAAGTATCTATTGCTAACTTTTCTAATGACTTTGGTGAAGTGTTAGGTGCATTAATGATGTTTAATATAATTAAGGATACGGGAGAAGGTTTAGCATATCCTCAGAATTCAAATGCAGCATTAGTTGATTTTGAATTTGATCAATATAAAGTTTCTTCTAAGGCAGGCGGCGGGGGTACACCGAGCGGATCTTCAATAATGAAAATGATTGATAATGCTAAAAGAAATGATGGCCTTATGTTAGATGTAGATCAAACAACATTTTATGAAGATGTAGTTAAGGTATGGCTAAACCCATATGAATTAACAGGAGATACATATAGAAATTCAACAACATATAATAAAGTAATGAATTTAGCTGCTGATATACTAGGACCTAACCAAGGATCAGGGTATTCATATGTTTTACAGCAAGCTAAGCAAAATCAGAAATCTGTAACAAGAGAAGCCTTGATTAAATTTTTAGATGAATTATTTAAAGAAGACCAAAATAAATTTGAATCATTTATAAAAACGCTAGCAGAAAAAACTGGAGCATGGAGAGGTAAAATTGATGCGGCTAAATATGCAAAAGAATATAAGGAGAGAATGGAAAAAAATGATTCTAATAGAGTAGGAATGATTTTCTATCCTATTATGGTAGAAACTGCAAATGCATTAAATGAAAAATATTCTGATGTACTTACTCAGCTTACACAAAAGGTAACTGATGTTAAACAGGTATATTTAGATACTAAAGTTAAAGCAGGTGCATTTATATTTAAAACTAAAAAGTTTAGTAGTGCTAACTTTAAGTTTCAACAAAAGGGTCAGGTGTGGAATCCTTTTTCATCTATGATGGGAATCAAAATGGTAAAGTAAATATATAAGGTATGGAAAACATCAATGATTTAAATAATTTCTTAAATGAAAAGAAGATTATAGTGAAAAGAAGATATACAGAAGCATATCCTGCTAAGAATGTATCTACAAATGCTAGAATCAGAAGTGTAATTTTAGATGCTATTTCAGACGGTCATATTACTGAAGAGGAAATGTCTAAAATTCTTACTGAGCTCCAGGCTAATAAAAGATGGTTAGGTAGAAATAAAACTTTATTTAATATTAGTGAAGATCAAGCAGGAATAAAAACATTTTCACTTTCTCCTTATGGACAAAGAGTAAAAAATAGAACCACTCCTACTGTACTTAATGAAGCTTTAAATGTACCTCATAAAGAAAGAGGTAAAAAACCAGTAAATATGTTTGTTGGTAGATTCCAGCCCTTTACATTAGGGCATGTTAAAGTATTTGAAAAAATGTATAAAGAAAATGGATTACCTGTTGTTGTTTATATGGTAAGAGGTGGTAAAGCTGATCCAGAGAAAAGACCATTTGATGAAGATATGCAACAAGCTATGTTTTCTAAAATGAAAAAGCAATATCCATTTTTAGAAGCGAGCTTTGTAGTTCCTAATGGAGCAATTGATACAATGTTTGCAGCAGCAAGACCAACATACGAACCTATGATGTGGGGTTATGGTACTGATAGAAAGAAATCTTATGGTGCTATGATTAATAAACAATCATATAGAGATGATCTAGGAGTAGATCCAAGCTTTAAAGGATTTGAAATAAAAAGAGGTGAAGAAAATATATCAGCATCTAAAGTTAGGAATGCCTTAAAGATAGATGATGAAAAGTCTTTTAAGAAAATGACTCCTAAAAGTATACATAAGTTTTATAAACCATTACAAACTATAATGCAACCAATAAAAGAAAATACAGATATGAAAAATTTAAAATCACTAACAGACTTTAGTGTTAATGAAGCAAAATTCAACAAGAAGTCATTAATGAAGAAAATGAAAAAAGATGATGGTATGATTCAACTAGGTAATGGTGAAGAATATGTCATTTATGCATTTGGTAATGGTAATGATGATAATGATTCAATGTGGGGAGATAAAACTATTTTTGCATTAGACCAAGACGGTGGAGAACATGAAATTAAATATTCTGATATCGTTAGTTATAATGAAAGTAAACTTAATGAAGAGTATATCGAACTTATGCGTGGTCTTGAAGAAGGATTAGAAGAAATAGTAGAAGGTTGGATAGAATGGAAAAGTGGACCTGCAACAGAAAAGAGTGACATTGCTCCAGCAAGAAAAGAATTATTAAACTTTTGTACAACATTCTTAAAAAAGAATATTAAATAATGCCAGCTCAATCAAAAGCGCAAAGAAGATTTTTTGCATTAGCATTACAATATAAGAAAGGAGAACTTAAATCCTCTGATGTTTCAGATGAGGTTAAAGAGTTGTCAAAATTGCCAGTTAAAACATTAGAAGATTTTGTTAAAACTGACGAAAAAGAAATACCTAACAAGATAGGAGAAAACGAGTCCGGTACGGTAAACCTTAATCCGAACATGAATGTTCAGAGTATGGGTAATGCTACACTTCCTGGAAATCCAGGTTCTGCAAATTCTTTTAGTAGCCAACAAACCGGAAGCGGTGATTTATTGGAGCCTATAAAAAAGAAGAAAAAGAAAAAGAAGAAAAAGCACCTAGTATCATTTGACAAGTTTTTAAATATCATGAAGGGTTGATAAATAAAACAAAGACTATTAACTGCTATGGCTGTATTACCTAAGTTTCAATTAAAGCTATTATTCGAATCAGGAGATTTAATCACACAAACAACATTGTATGATTTAATTGATGCTACATACAACCCAACATTAGTTGCAGGTACAAATATAACTCTTAATAGTGTAGTAACTCCATCAGGAACTACTATTACAGTTAATGCACAAGGCGGTGGTTCTGGTGTAGTAACTAGCTTAACAACAACAGGAACTAGTGGTGCAGCAACATTAAATGCTGGAATTTTAAATATTCCAATTTATAGTGCAGGTGCAGGTAGTACATATACAAATGCAACACCAACACCACAGCCATTCCCTGGAAATTCACCCTTTGATAATATAGCAGCAGGGTCGACGTTTACAAATCAAACATTTGAAGAAATGATGAATAAGATGTTATATCCAACATTAAATCCAACATTAACTAACCCTTCTTCTGCCTTCGTATTGTCACAATCAGGATTTAGAGAGATAAATGAAACTACTGCTTTAAGTTTTAGTTCCACATTTAATCAAGGATCAATTAATCCACAATATACATCCGCGAGTAACAAGAGAAGTGGATTACCTAATACTTATAATTATACAGGTACTGGTGTATCAAATAATGCAAGTACAAGTTTATCTGATTCTGAAACTGTTGCGGCATATACAGTATTACAAGGTTCTCAAAGTTGGACTGGGTCTGTTTCATACGATGCAGGTGTTCAACCTAAAGATAGTGTAGGAGGTAATTTTAATTCTCCTTTACCGGCAGGAACTACTTCTGCAATTACAAGAACTATAACAGGAGTATATCCTGCTTTTGCAACCACATTTAGTTTAGGTGTTATGACTAAGCAAAGTTTACAATTAATGACTACTTATGTACAAGTACCAATGGTTACTGAATCTGGTGGAGGTGGCGCAAAACAAAAAATAGATATTCCAAATGCATGGTCAACTATTACAGGTTTACAACAATTTAATACATTAAGTCAGACATGGGATACTATTAATTTATCAACATTTACACAGTCAGCAGTTCAACAAACTATACAGGGCCTATCTGTTAATTATACAAGATATACACACAATGGTGCTACTATAGGTGCAAGACAATTAAGATTTACAACATAATAATATAAAATGGCAGGAAATAGAACAAATGGAATTTTAGGAATATCGGCAAATTTTGAACCGCAAGTAGCTGGTGCATTTGATGCAAGAGCTGTTGTACCTACTCAAGCTGATTTACTTTTAGCTACAACATGGGAAGCCAATGACGGTGGTACTTATATTTATGTAGGTATGACTGTAACTGTTGCAGAAGATTCTACACCTGCAAATAATGGCGTTTATATTTTATTAAATGTTGCAGGTTATACAAATATTAATAATTGGAAGTTTGTAGGTAGCGGTGGTGCTGGTAATCCAGGTGCAACTGGGGCTCAAGGTGCTGCTGGTGAAATAGGTGCAAGTGGTGCTCAAGGTGCAGCCGGTGGAATTGGTGCAACTGGTGCTCAAGGTGCTGCAGGTGGAATTGGTGCAAGTGGTGCACAGGGTGCTGCTGGTGGAATTGGTGCAACTGGTGTTGGTGCAACTGGAGCTCAAGGTTCTGCTGGTGAAATAGGTGCAAGTGGTGCACAAGGTGCTGCTGGTGAAATAGGTGCTAGTGGAGCTCAAGGTTCTGCTGGTGAAATAGGTGCTAGTGGAGCAACGGGTGTTGGTGAAATAGGTGCAAGTGGTGCACAAGGTGCTGCTGGTGAAATAGGTGCTAGTGGAGCTCAAGGTTCTATAGGATTAACTGGTGCAACAGGTTCTTCTGCAGGTGGTGGAAGTCTTATAGTAAAAGATGAAGGTGTACAAGTAGGTGCAACTGGATATACCACAATGAACTTTGTTGGTACCGATGTATTGGCAGAAGATAGTGGAACTCCTGGCCAAGTAAATGTTTATATACCAACGCCAACTTTCTTATCTCACTTTAATACAACAGATGGGACTAATGATGCTAGTGTGGATGGAAATAAATCTTTTACTTCTCCTAGAATTAGTTCTCCAACAGCTGAAGGTAATCCGTTCCAAACTGGTAGTGGAGGCAATACTCCGTGGGCAGGTTCAAATAAAGCTACATATGATACTCCCGTAACAACAGGAAGAATCATATACAATACTTTAAATCCATGTACAGGTTTTAGTGCAGATGCAACAGGTGATGCCAAAATTATAGTTAGAGTATATCAAGCAGATGGTATTAATATTTTAACGGGTGGTACTTTAGATACTTCTGCAACTAATGCATTATATCAAAATCAAACATTTACAAACGGTACAGGTATAACACTTCAAGTTTCAAATTACGGAGCCGATTTACCAACTAAATTTAAAGCTAGTGTTACAATCACAGTAGATGCTGGAACTATTCTTGCTGCAAATGGTTTTACTGGTGGGCGTTATCATGTTTCTTTTCAAATGACAACAGATACTACAACTGATGGTGGTAATACATACACATATTTTGGACCAAACGGAAATTCATCAACATCTTATAATGGTGAAACTAACGATGTATTTTTTGATACAGACCCATCTACGCCAAATATTAATGGTACTACAGCTATAATAGAATCTACTACACCAACTAGTATATTAACAAAACATTTAAGTGGAGTAGAATATTATATACTTAATTCACAATTTGAATTAGATGTTACTGATATTGATAATTTTAATGCTAATACTCAAGGTCGAAGTACAGCTGCTGTTTGGAATTTTAGAATACAAGGACAAGATTATGGTTTACCTACTAGACAATTAGAGGCATGGAATTTAGCTTATGGTAGTATGCCAGCATGGACAAATCAATTTGATGTGCAAAATGTAGCTTTCATATATGATACATGGGCTATAAATAATACTAACTATAGATTTAGAAATACTGATGCATTTGCGCAGGCTAATGTTTATGACCCATGGGACGTTGGTAATACAGTAAACTCTACTGGAGCTAGCATTCTAGTTGATACTTATTCTACAACAGGGAATTCAAATACTTTAAGAGAAAGGTTTGATGATGAGCAATATAGATTAGAAAGAACAGGTAGTTATTCAGCATTTAATCCAGCGGCAACATTAACTGCAACAGGATTAGCAAACCAAACAGGTTCTTCTTCTCCATTCTGCCAAGCATGTACAGTAGGAAGTAATGTTGTTCAACCACATAAATTCTTTAAAGATAACGGTGATAGTCCATCTTATGGTCAATTAACTGGTTCATTAGCTTCATATAAACCAGATAAATCAGGAACTAATCCTGACTATAGTGGTGCAGGGTATCAAGTAACTTCTACTTATCATAGGTTATTTCATACAACAGGAAGTTTAACAGATCCTATTGCATCTTTTGAATTTGAATTTAATGGTGATTTTGTTGGTGCATCTGCATATGAAGATTTAGTTAATGAAAATATTAAGATTTACATAAGAAAAGAAAATCAATCAGGTGGTGGTGGAAATACTGGTTATAGTGCAGTTCCTTTATCATTACATGGTTCGGCACCTTTTACTACAATATTGGATCCACCTAGTGGTGTTGATACAGCTTCAGCTGCATGTAGAACAACTGTATCTGGTCCAAATAATACAATCTCCGGTACATTTGGAGGATTTAACGCAACGGAAGGTTTTTATATGGAATTACAAATTGTTAATGCAGCGGTTCGTATTAACCAAATAATTATAAAATTAATTTATGCTAACGGAACTGTTGTTCAAGGTTAAGAATAAATATAAAAAGAGAATAAAGACAAATGGGATTTAGTACTACAGAAGTAAATAAGTTAACCTTTAAGGTACAGGCAGGTGGTGTTATTGATGCTGACTCAGGATCAAGATGGTATGAAGCTAGACTAGCCTTTAGTCCTAAGGTCTTACCTTCTAGAATATTAACAAATTATAATTTAATTCCTACTGCAAATGTTTTATCTGATGCTGTAGCTAATGCGGCTGCCGATCCTACTAATATAGAGAATCTTTCTGCTGCAACAAGTGCAGTGCGATTAAGTAGAGTTACAAGTGGAGCTGATAATACATGGATAGCTTATAATACTTTAGATACACCATCTTCCGGTGTTAAACAAAATTGGATTGCTCCACCGTCAGTCCCACAAGCATCTGGTGCAGGATCAGGTGGTTATGGTATTATATTATGGAGTGGTGATCCAAATGGTGCAGCTGGAACATTCAATCAAATATTTACTTCTGCTGAACAAGATAATAATCCAGGTTATGTCGGTTGGGTATGGAATTATGATATGGGAGTTTTATTCCTAGCAAATGATTTAGTAAGTGCAATATCATCAAATGCCGGCGGTAATTATAGTGGAGGATTTGAATTATATGTAACAGGATTTAGATATGTAGGTACAACCGGTGGCGGTGGTGGTGCTGGTTCTGCTGGTGCTACTGGTGCTCAGGGTGCAAGCGGATCACAAGGTGCAATTGGATTACAAGGAGCAACTGGTGAAGGCGGTACAATTGGTTCTACTGGATCACAAGGATCTATAGGTTTACAAGGAGCAACAGGAGAAGGAGGTACAATTGGTTCTACTGGATCACAAGGAGCTGCAGGTGAACAAGGAGCTGTAGGTTTACAAGGTGCTACTGGAGAAGGTGGTGCAATAGGTTCTACTGGATCACAGGGGGCTGCGGGTGAACAAGGAGCTGTAGGTTTACAAGGTGCTACTGGAGAAGGCGGTGCAATAGGTTCTACTGGATCACAAGGAGCTGCAGGTTTACAAGGTGCTACTGGGGAAGGTGGTACAATTGGTTCTACTGGGTCACAAGGAGCTGCAGGTGAACAAGGAGCAATTGGATTACAAGGAGCAACAGGAGAAGTAGGTAAAACAGGAACACAAGGAGCTGCAGGTGAACAAGGAGCAATTGGATTACAAGGTGCTACTGGAGAAGGTGGTACAATTGGTTCTACTGGGTCACAAGGAGCTGCAGGTGAACAAGGAGCAATTGGATTACAAGGAGCAACTGGTGAAGGTGGTGTAATTGGTAACCAAGGAGCAACTGGGGATATTGGTAAACAAGGTGCTATAGGTTTACAAGGAGCAACTGGTGAAGGCGGAGCAATAGGTTCTACTGGATCACAAGGAGCAATTGGTTTACAAGGTGCTACAGGAGAAGCCGGTGAAATTGGTTTACAAGGAGCAACTGGAGATAAAGGTGTAACTGGAACCCAAGGAGCAACAGGAACACAAGGAGAAGGTGGTACAATTGGTTCTACTGGAACACAAGGAGCTGCAGGTACACAAGGAGCTATAGGTTTACAAGGAGCAACTGGAGAAGGAGGTACAATTGGTTCTACTGGATCACAAGGAGCTTCAGGTAAACAAGGTGAAGTTGGTTTACAAGGAGCAAGCGGATCACAAGGGGCTGCAGGTACCCAAGGAGCTATAGGTTTACAAGGTGCAACAGGAGAAGTTGGTAAAACAGGATTACAAGGAGCAACTGGTGATAAAGGACTGGTTGGAACTCAAGGAGCAACAGGAGAACAGGGTGAAGGTGGCGCAATCGGATCAACTGGATCTCAGGGTGCTGCAGGTACCCAAGGAGCTATAGGTTTACAAGGAGCAACTGGAGAAGGTGGTGCAATAGGTACACAAGGAGCAACTGGAGATATTGGTAAACAAGGAGCAATTGGTTTACAAGGTGCAAGTGGATCACAAGGAGCTGATGGTGAACAAGGAGCTATAGGTTTACAAGGAGCAACTGGAGAAGGTGGTGCAATTGGTAACCAAGGAGCAACGGGAGATATTGGTAAACAAGGAGCAATCGGTTTACAAGGTGCAACGGGAGAAGCAGGTAAAACTGGAGGCCAAGGTGCAAGCGGATCACAAGGATCTATAGGTTTACAAGGTGCTACTGGAGAAGGTGGTGCAATAGGTAACCAAGGAGCAACTGGAGATATTGGTAAACAAGGAGCAATCGGTTTACAAGGTGCAACAGGAGAAGTTGGAAAAACAGGAACACAAGGTGCAGATGGTAACCAAGGAGCAATTGGATTACAAGGTGCAACAGGAGAAGGTGGTGCTATAGGTGAACAAGGAGCAACAGGAACACAAGGTAAGATTGGTGCTGATGGTAACCAAGGTGCAATAGGTAATCAAGGAGCAATTGGTAATCAAGGTGCAATTGGTTTACAGGGTGCAACTGGAGAAGGTGGTGTAATTGGTAACCAAGGAGCAACTGGAGCAATAGGTAAACAAGGTGCAATTGGATTACAAGGTGCAACAGGAGAAGTTGGAAAAACAGGAACACAAGGTGCAATTGGATTACAAGGTTCTACTGGATCACAAGGTGCTGATGGTGAACAAGGAGCTATAGGTTTACAAGGATCAACTGGTACACAAGGTAAGATTGGTGCAATTGGATTACAAGGTTCTACTGGATCACAAGGTGCTGATGGTAACCAAGGTGCAATCGGTTTACAAGGAGCAACTGGAGAAGGCGGTGTAATTGGTAACCAAGGAGCAACTGGAGATATTGGTAAACAAGGAGCAATCGGTTTACAAGGAGCAACAGGAGAAGTTGGAAAAACAGGAACACAAGGTGCAATTGGATTACAAGGTTCTACTGGATCACAAGGTGATAGAGGATTTACTGGTTCTACTGGATCTCAGGGTGCTGACGGCGAACAAGGAGCTATAGGTTTACAAGGTGCAACAGGAGAAGTTGGTAAAACAGGAACACAAGGTGCAGATGGTAACCAAGGTGCAATCGGTTTACAAGGAGCAACTGGAGAAGGTGGTGTAATTGGTAATCAAGGAGCAACTGGTGCAATAGGTAAACAAGGTGCTATAGGTTTACAAGGTGCAACAGGAGAAGTTGGAAAAACAGGAACACAAGGTGCAATTGGATTACAGGGTGCAAGCGGATCACAAGGTGCTGATGGTGAACAAGGAGCTATAGGTTTACAAGGATCAACTGGTACACAAGGTAAGATTGGTGCTGATGGTAACCAAGGTGCAATTGGTAATCAAGGTGCTGATGGTAACCAAGGTGCAATCGGTTTACAAGGAGCAACTGGAGAAGTAGGCAAACAAGGTTCTGCAGGTGAACAAGGAGCAACTGGTACACAAGGTAAGATTGGTGCTGATGGTAACCAAGGTGCAATAGGTAACCAAGGTGCAATAGGTAATCAAGGTGCAATCGGTTTACAAGGTGCAACAGGAGAAATTGGTGCAGTAGGTAAACAAGGAGCTGCAGGTGAACAAGGAGCAATAGGTAATCAAGGAGCCGTTGGTTTACAAGGTTCTACTGGATCACAAGGTGATAGAGGATTTACTGGTTCTACTGGTACACAAGGTGCAGCAGGTGAACAAGGTGCAGCAGGCGAACAAGGTGCTATAGGTAATCAAGGTGCTGTAGGTTTACAAGGAGCAACTGGTGAAGTTGGTAAACAAGGAGCAGTTGGAACTCAGGGAGCAACTGGTACACAAGGTAAGATTGGTGCTGATGGTAACCAAGGTGCAATAGGTAACCAAGGTGCAATAGGTAATCAAGGATCAATCGGTTTACAAGGTGCAACAGGAGAAATTGGTGCAGTAGGTAAACAAGGAGCTGCAGGTGAACAAGGAGCAATAGGTAATCAAGGTGCAATTGGATTACAGGGTTCTACTGGATCACAAGGTGCAGCAGGTGAACAAGGAGCAATCGGTTTACAAGGTGCAACAGGAGAAGTTGGAAAAACAGGAACACAAGGTGCTGTAGGTAATCAAGGTGCTATCGGTTTACAAGGAGCTACTGGTGAAGTTGGCAAACAAGGATCAGTTGGAACTCAAGGAGCAACAGGAACACAAGGTAAGATTGGTGCTGACGGTAACCAAGGTGCTGTAGGTAATCAAGGTGCTGTCGGTTTACAAGGTTCTACTGGTGCAATAGGTAACCAAGGTGCTATAGGATTACAAGGAGCAACTGGAGATAAAGGTGTAACTGGAACTCAAGGAGCAACAGGAACGCAAGGTGAAGATGGTGCTGTAGGTAATCAAGGAGCAACTGGTGCAATAGGTAATCAAGGAGCAATCGGTTTACAAGGTGCAACAGGAGAAGTAGGCAAACAAGGTTCTGCAGGTGAACAAGGAGCAACAGGAACACAAGGTAAGATTGGTGCTGTAGGTAATCAAGGTGCAATTGGTAATCAAGGAGCCGTTGGTAATCAAGGTGCAATCGGTTTACAAGGAGCAACTGGTGAAGTTGGTAAAACAGGAACACAAGGAGCTGCAGGTAATCAAGGTGCTGTAGGTAATCAAGGTGCAATTGGATTACAGGGTTCTACTGGATCACAAGGTGATAGAGGATTTACTGGTTCTACTGGTACACAAGGTGCAGCAGGTGAACAAGGTGCTGTAGGTAATCAAGGAGCACAAGGTAATCAAGGTGCAATCGGTTTACAAGGAGCAACTGGTGAAGTTGGTAAACAAGGTTCTGCAGGTGAACAAGGAGCAACAGGTACACAAGGTAAGATTGGTGCATTAGGTAATCAAGGAGCAATTGGTGAACAAGGAGCAACTGGTGCAATTGGTAATCAAGGTGCAATAGGTAATCAAGGAGCAATTGGTTTACAAGGATCTACTGGTGCTGTAGGTAAACAAGGTGCAACGGGATTAAGAGGAGCTGCTGGTTTACAAGGAGCTACAGGTACACAAGGTGCTACAGGTAACCAAGGAGCAATCGGTTTACAAGGTGCAACTGGTGAAGTTGGTAAACAAGGTGCAGTTGGAACTCAAGGAGCAACAGGTCAACAAGGTAAAACTGGAGGCCAAGGTGCAGCAGGAGAACAAGGTGCAATAGGTAATCAAGGTGCAATTGGATTACAAGGTGCAACAGGAGAAATTGGTGCAGTAGGTAAACAAGGAGCTATAGGTGAACAAGGAGCAACTGGTACACAAGGTAAAACTGGAGGCCAAGGTGCTATAGGTTTACAAGGAGCTACAGGTAATCAAGGTGCAATTGGATTACAAGGTGCAACAGGAGAAATTGGTGCAGTAGGTAAACAAGGAGCTATAGGTGAACAAGGAGCAACAGGAACACAAGGTAAGATTGGTGCCGATGGTAATCAAGGTGCCGTTGGTAATCAAGGTGCAATTGGTAATCAAGGTGCAATTGGATTGCAAGGTGCAACAGGAGAAGTTGGTAAACAAGGTTCTGCAGGTGAACAAGGAGCAACTGGTACACAAGGTAAAACTGGAGGCCAAGGTGCTGTAGGTTTACAAGGAGCAACTGGTGCTGTAGGTGAACAAGGTGCAGCAGGTGAACAAGGTGCAGCAGGTGAACAAGGTGCTGTAGGTAATCAAGGTGCAATTGGTAATCAAGGATCAATCGGTTTACAAGGTGCAACAGGAGAAGTAGGCAAACAAGGAGCTGTAGGAACTCAAGGAGCAACAGGTCAACAAGGTAAAACTGGAGGCCAAGGAGCAGTAGGTTTACAAGGAGCAACTGGTGCTGTAGGTGAACAAGGTGCAGCAGGTGAACAAGGTGCTGTAGGTGAACAAGGTGCTGTAGGTAATCAAGGTGCAATTGGTAATCAAGGTGCAATCGGTTTACAAGGAGCAACTGGTGAAGTTGGTAAACAAGGTTCTGCAGGTGAACAAGGAGCAACAGGTACACAAGGTAAGATTGGTGCATTAGGTAATCAAGGTGCTGTAGGTAATCAAGGTGCAATAGGTAATCAAGGAGCAATTGGTTTACAAGGTGCAACTGGTGAAGTTGGTAAACAAGGTGCAGTTGGAACTCAAGGAGCAACAGGCCAACAAGGTAAAACTGGAGGCCAAGGTGCTGTAGGTTTACAAGGTTCTACTGGATCACAAGGTGATAGAGGATTTACTGGTTCTACTGGTACACAAGGTGCAGCAGGTGAACAAGGTGCTGTAGGTAATCAAGGAGCAATTGGTAATCAAGGTGCAATTGGATTACAAGGTGCAACAGGAGAAGTTGGTAAACAAGGTGCAGTTGGAACTCAAGGAGCAACAGGTCAACAAGGTAAAACTGGAGGCCAAGGTGCAGCAGGTAATCAAGGTGCAATAGGTAATCAAGGATCAATCGGTTTACAAGGTGCAACAGGAGAAATTGGTGCAGTAGGTAAACAAGGAGCTATAGGTGAACAAGGTGCTGTAGGTTTACAAGGATCTACTGGTGCTATAGGTAATCAAGGTGCAATTGGTAATCAAGGTGCTGTAGGTAATCAAGGATCAATCGGTTTACAAGGTGCAACAGGAGAAGTTGGTAAACAAGGAGCGGTTGGAACTCAAGGAGCAACAGGAACACAAGGTAAGATTGGTGCACTAGGTAATCAAGGAGCAATTGGTGAACAAGGAGCAACTGGTGCAATAGGTAATCAAGGTGCTGTCGGTTTACAAGGTGCAACAGGTGAAGTTGGTAAACAAGGAGCTATAGGTAATCAAGGAGCAACGGGATTAAGAGGAGCTGCTGGTTTACAAGGAGCTACAGGTACACAAGGTGTAGCAGGTAATCAAGGTGCAATTGGATTGCAAGGCGCAACTGGAGAAGTCGGTAAACAAGGAGCTATAGGTAATCAAGGTGCTGCAGGTAATCAAGGAGCAGCAGGTGAACAAGGTGCTATAGGTTTACAAGGAGCTACAGGTACACAAGGAGCAATTGGTTTACAAGGAGCAACTGGTGATAGAGGAGAAGTTGGTAAACAAGGAGCCATAGGTAATCAAGGTGCAGTTGGAACTCAAGGTGCAGCAGGTAATCAAGGTGCAGTAGGCGAACAAGGTGCTGTAGGTTTACAAGGAGCTACAGGTACACAAGGTAAGATTGGTGCTTTAGGTAATCAAGGTGCTGTAGGTAATCAAGGAGCCGTTGGTCAACAAGGAGCAATCGGTTTACAAGGAGCAACTGGTGAAGTTGGTAAACAAGGAGCCATAGGTAATCAAGGAGCAACAGGTCAACAAGGTAAAACTGGAGGCCAAGGAGCAGCAGGTAATCAAGGAGCAGTAGGTGAACAAGGTGCAATTGGTAATCAAGGTGCAATTGGATTGCAAGGTGCAACTGGAGAAGTCGGTAAACAAGGAGCCATAGGTAATCAAGGTGCAAGAGGTAATCAAGGAGCCGTTGGTTTACAAGGAGCAACTGGTGCAATTGGTAATCAAGGAGCTGCAGGTAATCAAGGTGCAGCTGGAACTCAAGGTGCAGCTGGTGAACAAGGTAAAACTGGTAATCAAGGTGCTGTAGGTTTACAAGGAGCAACTGGTGCAATTGGTAATCAAGGTGCTGTAGGTAATCAAGGTGCTGCAGGTAATCAAGGTGCAATTGGTTTACAGGGTGCAACAGGAGAAGTAGGTAAACAAGGAGCTGTAGGAACTCAAGGAGC